ATGAAGATACCAAAGGCTATTCAGCGCGGTGATAGTTGGCGTATTTGCGTCAATCATCAGAACAAGCGCCACACCTCTACCCATGATACAGAAAAAGAAGCATTAGAGTGGGCAGCTCGTAAAATTATTGAACTCAAGGATGCGGCAAAGGCATCAAAAGGTGAATTACCTAAACACACCTATCAAGAAGCTATTGAGTATTATCTTAAGAATGTCACACCTAAAAAGAAAGGTGCCAGATGGGAAACTTTACGCTTAAGAAAATTGATCCGTGATAATGAGCAGTTAGTGTCAAAAAACCTTACAGATCTCAAGTCGTTTGATTTTGTGAAATACCGCGACACCAGACTCAAGGATGTGACCGCTACGACTGTTTCAAGGGAAATGGAATTATTAAGTGCTGTGCTGCATTGCTGCATCCGTGAATTAGGTTGGTTGCATACTTCGCCCATGACTACTGTATCCAGACCGAAGCTGCCGCCACCGCGAAATAGACGTGCAGCAGATCATGAGATTGAGGCTATTTTAAATGCCTGCTCTTATGTTGAAGGTGAGCCGGTTAAAACCAAAGGTCAGGAAGTTGCATGGGCTATGTTGTTTGCACTTGAGACTGCAATGCGGCTTGGTGAAATCACAGCAATGACCTGGAAGAATGTTCATATTGATAAAATGTATGTGCATTTACCAGACACCAAAAATGGTCTGACTAGAAATATTCCATTGTCTGAGCGTGCTGAAGAATTGCTGCGACACATGAAAGGTGTGAATAGTCCTCGCGTTTTAAGTATTGATTCGGATTCCCTTTCAGCTTTATTTAGGCGATATCGGGATAAATGCGATATTCAGGATTTGCGGTTCCATGATTTGCGACACGAAGCAACTACTCGCATGGCCCAGATTATCCAGAATCCGGCTGATCTAGCCAAGATTACCGGACATACGGATATTAATATTCTGGTGAATACCTACTACAATCCAACTGCTACCGAGGTTGCACAACGATTAAGAAACGGGCTTAGGGGATAATAATGAAAACATGGACCTACTTTTATATAGAGCACACGATAAAGAATGGGGAGATTTTTAGGAGGGAATTTGGGTGGGGTTTTAGGAATTATTTATTAAAGTAAAAAACAAAGCCCTCATTTGAGGGCATTTATCTATTTTAAGAATAAAGTCCTTTCTGCAGCCCGGCGGTTCACCAGACCTTGCATGCGCTTGCCACCAGCATTGACCCAAACATTAAATTGATTGGCAGCAGTTTTATAATTTCCTTCATTTAGTTGCCTAACCAAAGTGGAATTTTTGAATGCAGTTGATCCAATGTTGTAGGCCAGTGAAACTAAAGCATCGAACTGATTCTGATTGAGTGGAACTTTGACCGTATTATTTACAGTCTGCTCAAATGATTTCAGATCGTTCTGCATATAAGCTTTGGCTTGATCCAGTGTGCAGGTATCCCCTTTTTTGACACGAATACCATTTGGGTATTTTGTGGTGCCGAAACCAATAGTCCATACACCTACGCCATCATCATAGGCTTTCAGCCGCAGACCTTCAAAATTGCAGATCAAATCGACTCCACTTGGACTCACATGCATTTCATCTGTGGCGATACCCAACACATCGTTCAGGTCATCATAAGCAGTTGCAATCAGCTTATCTGCAGCATCAACCTGCTTTTGGGTGAGTTTGCCACCACTGATCTTTCGTAAGAAATCAAAAATGTGCTTCATGGGTTGTCACCATCTTTATCCGTATTAAAAAATTTAGGACGTGCACCACCCTTGCCCCAAATATAGAGTTGTCGGGTAAAGAGTGCGAATAAAATGCTTACCGTGGTGTAAAAAAGAGTTCCGGCTGGGCTGGGTGAGTAGTCGTCTTTTACAAAGAGTGCCACCCCAAAAATAATTGACAGCATCAAAAGAAAATCGATGTGCTTTGGAAGTTGAATTTTTGGATGAAACACCATGATTGCAAATGAAACTATAAATAATACCAATGCTGTTTTACTTATGATTAGCAGCATCTTCATTCTCCTTTTTGACTAAACCAAGAACTCTTGATCGAGCCAAACTCAGCAATGCTTCAGCTGTACTTTTACCAGCAGCGCCCAGAATGAATCCAAATAGTTCTGGGTAGTTACCGCTAGCAAGAAATAAACTTGCCGGTTTAGCAAAGACCACACATAAAATGAAGCCTGCAAAGAATCCTATCCAGCGATCCCGAGTCGGCTCCTTACTTAACAGAAAGCCAAAAGTCGCACCCAGCACACCTGTAAAAAGGATGTGTGAATGGTTCTTTATGCTTTCCAATACTTGACTAAGAAAGTCCATATACATCCCCTTTAGCCATATATCCCCCTATAAAATTGGCATTAAAAAAGAGCCTTTCGGCTCTGGTGGTGGGTCATTTGACATTGCGCCCCCTAAATTTTGGTAATAAAAAACCCTGATCTTTAATTAGATCAGGGTCGATGGTGGTTTGTTGGGCGTTAAAGATGTTTCTTAATCATGCATTAAAAACCTCTCTGACAATATTTTTAAAATACAGTCGATTGCCGTTGTCATTTAGATGTAAACCATCTGACCAAATCACCTCACCATCAAGTAAGTTTTGAGCGCAATACTCATAATGACTAACAAACTTGATACCATTTGCTTTTGCAAACTTCCGCATCATTGCATTTGCATCACGCATATTGAATTTATAAGTAGTTGTGTTCTCATTACTTGCGAATGTTGAACTCATCATGACAATTTTCGCATGGGGTGCTAATGCTTTCATCTTAGTCAAACATTCACCTAGCCGCTTGATATATCCATCTTGACCACCAACAGTGCCACGGTCATTTGTACCCAACATGAATAAGATTAAATCGTCTTTACCTGATGAAAGTGACCCATCAAATAAATTGCGATCTAGCCAGGTTTTAGTGCTTGAACCAATAATGCCATCATTCGCTAAGTAAATTTTCTTATCTACTCTAAAACCCCATACAACAGCATAAGAATTAGTATTAGGTGATACGTTTTTGAATCTTAATGTATGCGTTCCCATTGGGAACTCGACTTTAAATTGTGCATTAATATCAGTTACAGTATCGTAATAAGAAAACGAACTATGTAATGCACCATCCAAATAAACTTCAATCAAATCATTTGCATCACCAATAGCATGTTTTGAATAACAAAAATACAGATGATCAGACTCAAGCGTTATTTCCATTTCTGTTGGTCTCAGACTTGGAAAGTTTGGTCCAACCATATTGATTGATGACCCATTGAAGCTTAAGCCGGTTGTGTGAGTGATATACGAAAGCTTTTGAGCGTCTGTTTGAACAAGAGCATTTTTATCGGTCATTTTCACAGTCTTATAAATCTCAGACCAGCGCGTATAGATCGGACAAGAAGTCCAGCCACTACCTGCTACATCTGCTGTCACTGTGCCATCACCATACACTTTAGCTACCCATGAACGTAACAAATTAGCCCAGGTTTTAGAAACACTGGTATCTACAGTGTTTCGAACATCAGACAATGTACCAGATCTTGGCTCAGTTGGACTACCCGCAGAACTTCCCATGCCCCATGTGATTGAGTCACCGATTAACTTAATTCGCGTCGGTTTAAATGGATTCGCCAACTCTGCTTTTATCTCATCGCCCAACATGACTTCTGTTAGTGCAGAATTAACTTCAGACTTAAGGGCGTCTAACTCGGTTTGAGTGGTAATTTTCACCCATGGCTTCCAACCATTCGTTCCCCAATAGCTTCGAGTCCAAATTTCATTTGTTGCACGAGCATAAGCGGTTTGTCGATAAACATTACTATTTATAGCAACATCTACAAAATACTGGTCTAGCACTGGAGGAAAATGATGATTAGAACTATCAGCTGGTTGCGTATAACAAACCCATTTGCCAACAGTTAAAAGATTATTCAGATCTTTGTTTGTATATATCATCACTTTATTGCCGATTTGGTACCAAGGATTCCACCCTTCAACACCATTCATCGAACGAAAGTAGCTGCCGTATTCTCCATAGCCATCAAAATATTGATGTGTAATAAACGAAGCGCGTCCTTTAACAACAGTCAGTGTTCCACCTCCATTGCTGCCGTACTGCTCAACCATTTGCGGTGGTAAATTTAAGTAAGTATTCGCTTTGGCATTATCAATATAGTATTGACCGCGCGTAGTTAATGTATTGATATCCGTTCCATCTGCAATGTTTTTTACCATCACGGATGTCGAATCAAGATCAGATGTTTTTAAAATCTGTTGCCATGGATTCCAGGCACTGCCTGTTGTATTTGTATTTCGCCAAAAGATTTCCCCTGTATCAGTTTGATACCACTGAAATCCAACCGTCCCTGTTGAACCTGTTGAAACCCAATCCATTCGTAAATGACCAGGTCGAGTTACAGGATAATTTTTTTCCAACGTAGGAGTATTACCACCTCCAGATGCTGTGTAGTAACCGGCTACTAGAATATTGTTTAAATCATCAGTATCTGTTAATGATTTTGCTTTAAACAATGGATTTCCATTCGCATAATCGTAAAACTCCTGGAATGGTCTTTTATTGGTATTCACCCACACCCCACCAGAAAACCGCCACAAAAAGCCGGTATCTAACGCAATCGCAACTTTCGTTGGTGTGGTTGGTGTGCTTGCCTGTAGCTCTGTTTGTGTAGGAAATGAATCCCATCCACCCATATCCATGATGTGTTGTACTGCCATAGGGCCGGAGTAATACGGGTTGCCGTAACGTGGTGTCACCACTTTAACTTCGTTGGCAGCCTCACCTAGACTATCAACGTCCTTATCAGCATTAATTAACTTTTCAATTGTAACTGGTTGGTCAGCCATGTTTCTCTCCGGCATTAAAAAACCACCCGAAGGTGGCTGTTAAATCAAATTGTTTATGTGGTCTTTGTCGTTGCTGTAGTAGCGGGTGTCATAGTTAATGGCGGTGACTTCACTTTCAAATGGGCCTGAATGAGATTTCTCTGTAATCAGAAAGGCTTCTGAATCTTTCTCTGTGGAGAATGTAATAGAGTATTTGGCGTATTCGTCATACTCGCTTTTCACCACTAATGGCAGGACTGGCAGCCTTTCCAGTACCAGGCTATATTCATCTGCACCTTGCGTCACCAGCATGGTTTCCACACTGCGGTTCAAGTGCTGCAAATGAATCGTGTAGCTCTTGGTTGGATCGAGCTCAACCGGTTGAGAGGTGGAAATATTCTGCCCCTGCCAGTAGGTGATATCACCACTCGAAGTCAGTGTTGGCACCACATCATCTACTACTGCAATCCGGTCATTTAAAGACACAAGATCCGCTTCACCATAGGCGGTGAATTTCACCATCTCGCGCTGATACTGAATCTTGTTCCAGGCGCGATGTGCCAAAAAATGTGCCTGATACTTATTGGTTACTCCGCTTAACTCAAGCTTTTTCGGATTGGTAATGAATTCATCCGGCAATCGAATGATCGATTCCACCCAGCCGTCAGCCGGATCAATCCATGTAACTTCCACTCCATCATGATCCCGGTCCACACCGTACTTTTCAGAACGTGTTTCAGTGAATGGCCGCTTGTTCCTGTGGTTAAACAGGATGCTTGAGTTCGGATTTTCTTTCTCAAACTGGAAGTAGATCTGTGAACCTTCACGCCTTGCGTTAGACCCGACACAACTTGCAATCTGAGCCAGAGCTTCTTCAAAAGATTGAGAGCCTTGATCGAACGTATAGTTGAATTGAGCAGCCAGCGGTGTGCCAAAGTAATTTTTAATCTCTTGCGAAGTGGCATAAATCCCCTGCACATCAAGATCAACGAGTTCGCGACGGCCAATTAATGGATCTAGCGTGATATGGGTAACAATATCCGCAAAATCACTGGTCGGCTGCTTGCTTAAAGATCTTTCACCTGAGGCATAAGAGTAAAGCTTTTGCGTTCCAATGCAGTTCCACTGACGCTCTTTAACCGACAAAGCACCATCAGTTGCCACGGTTTGAGATCGAATTAAAGTCACGTCCGGGTACACCAGTTTTTTAAGATAAGAGCAGGCATAGACTGATTTCAGCTTAATCTCATCATATACCGCAGATCTAGCATAAGTGTTCTGTGAGGTTTTCCGCACACGTACACGCACACCTTCAGCAAATGGAATAGGTAAATCAATCCCTTCAGACAACCCGAAAGTGGATTGCTGTTGTCGGAGTAAATACCCATCGAGCTGCAATACTGGCCCTACCGGGGCATTACCTTCTAACTCCTGATATTCAATATCATAAGAAGCATGCATTTCAGCATTCTTCCCATCCGTACGCACTGAAAACAGACCCTTTGGAAAGTAGAAATTAAAAATCAGCTTTTCGATATCCGCTGAGTTGATATAAAACCAGCCCAGCCAATTGTCTGTGTATTTACGCAGCTCAATCGTTGCACTATCCACAGTGATTCCGTTGAGCTTATCCCATTCGGCCTGATACTCAACCGGGATTTCCAGCTCAATAAAATCCGATGTGACCGCAGTGATATTGGCGTAATTGCCCGAAATATCCACCGAGTTACTGTTATTGGTCAGCATGGTTGAGCTATTCGCCAGATTGTCGTCAGTCAGTAAGGCCCAGTTTGGATTCACTGAAACCGGATTGACCAGCGCAATTTCATAAGCAAATGAGCCGCTTTTCAAAATGGATGAAACAGCATATCGGCCCGCCAGATCGAGCAATCCATTTAAATCATCCTGAATCAACAGAGTATCAATTTGAATACTCTTGAAGTTATTCGGATTCTCGATATTGACCGCCGATCCAATGGTAATTACACCACTTGCTTCCACATTGGTTGAGCCGGACAACTGCACATCCGCAACTCCAATCCTGTCAGCATTCACCACCACTGACTCACCCACAGAGAAAGTTGCATCCAGACCACCACCCACCAGATACAGGCGATTCGGATATTGTGGATACATCGTGCCTTCAATAGCTGTGTCGATAACCGATTCGGTTGGGGCCTCTAGAGTCTGACCAGTAATGGCTGAACTCTTTTTACCCACCAGTGGTGGCTCATTAAATGCTTCGCCAATCTGAATTTGCGGTGTATCAACCAAGCTCATACCGGGTGCATAAACCGATGTGGAAAATCCTTCAATCGTTGAGCCAAACGTATCACCATCTTTGATATCCGTGATTTCAAACTCACCACGGCCAAGGCACATCAAGCAATCTTCAACCTCAATACCATCGTCTTTGTAATAGAGAATCGGTGGTGCAATCAGGTCTGGAATAAGCTTCCCTGTGCCGAATGGATCTGGTACACGGCCTTTAATGCGTTCGCGGTTTACCCGGTTGGATAGTTCATTATTGCTAGACTTTTGGTTCATCTGTGGAACGTCTGGCATGTTGAGGTAGGTATAAACCGCAAGACCGGCAGACAGCACGGTAGTCACCACCAAGAAGATGGTTAGTGCATCTCCTGCGCCGCAAACAATATCAAAGTCATGCTTTTTGGCTAACATCTGCAAAGATGCTTCATCTACCCTGTTCGTCGGTGTTACATCATTCTGCTGACAGGCTGGCTGCAAATAAATACGAGCTTTCGGATGCTTTTTTTTGACTTCAATAAAGGTTTCAAGAACCTTGTCTGTTCTGATGTGGAGAACTTCCTCACCCCCATCAACCGGGTTCTTCAGAATGCGTAATCGGCTCATAGTATCGAATCCGTTTGTAAAAGCGTTTTATCGTGATCAGTGGTAAAAAATGCGTACCCATTTCGGTTAGATGCAAAACCCGACCGCAATAAAAAAGCCCCACATGGGAGCTTTGATTGATATTGGTCATTAAGACAATGGTGCCGTCTATTGGCTCCCCGATTTGCCTGTTGCGTGTGGCCGTATGCCTTGATGTTCGCAGGGTTTCATGTAGTGATGTTGTGAGCCCAATGAAGCTGTCTGAATAATCCAGACCAAGAAGATATTCAGCCGCCTCAATCAGAAAGTGCACACAGTGGTATTTCTCTGGGTCGTATTTTCGGTCCAGTAAAGCATCAATACTTTTCATCAGAAGAATGCCTTTAGACTTGGGAAATTATCCACGGTGTAAAACATGCCGGTGCCGGTAGAGTTCGCTCGTTTTGTGGCTGCATTAAAAGTGGTAGCTTGATGGTCTGTACTTCGATCCTCCACCTCATAACCCTTGACCACCTGCAAGGGAGCCTCCAGGTTATTGGATGAATAAGCTTGGTACACCACAGTAGGCCGTTCAAAGTTATTGGCATCCCGGATAATTTTAAGCAGTTGCGGAACTACTTGACCCAAATCCCCTACGGTAATCTTTAGGGTCTGGTCCAGGTCATCTGAGTTCGTACCTTTGTTGATTTGTACCGGCATAAAATCATAGTGGTATACCAGTCTATCTTCATGTTTGACCGTGACACCGTCAGCATGATTGGTCACATAGCGCAGTGGCTGTGGCCAGAGCGGATGACTGATCTCAATCAACTCAAGCATGGCCGCGCTTGGCGTTGCATCCAAATGGAATTTATCTAAATCGCTCATCACACCCCCAAGGCATCCGGGAAGCTTTCATTCACCAGCTTCTCAAGTAAATTCAGCATCTCAAGTGGACTGCCAGATTCCCAAAGATCGACAATATACTGATCAAATGCCAAATCACCATTATTCAGCGGCTTGCATCGTACCTGAAACGACACGGAATAAATAACGCCACTACGCTCACCGACCGACAAAGAATCAGCAACGAACTGACAGGTATGATCTTGTGCTTCAGCTGAGTCGGTTATCAGTCGCCATAAAAATGGCTTTGGATCGAGCGTATGCAATCGCCAAAATGCCCAGAAATACTGAGCATGGGTTTTGGTTTTAAGCAGCACAGACACATTGACCACATGCACGTTATTTACAAACATTCTTCGCTGACGGGCGAACCCGCCTTGAAGTTGCTGCTCCAACATGTTGCTGCCAGGTGAAAAGGAATACCCGGCTTGTAACGGGCATAATGCAAAACTGTTCATAAATTTTACCCATTAAAAAACCGACCTCTTATTGGGTCGGCTTATTTAAGAACTTCTATTAATTTGGCTATGGCTTGCAGTATGGGCGCTAATTGCCATGTACCTACACCCACTATCACTAAGAAGCAGACAATGTAAGTCCAGCGCCTTAATGCTTTGCTTTCTGATAATTGATTCATTGCTTTATCAACCTTCAAATCTAGGTTAAAATTCAATTAGGTTCTCACTTATTCCTGTTCAATTTGTGGGAAACAAAAAAGCCCATGATTACGAGTCACGGGCTTTTTGCTTTTTAGGTTAGTTGTTATCGCTTAGTGCTTGCTGTGGTATTTCGGACTACTGCTTTATGCACCTTCGAGCTTGGATTACCCATTTGTCCAGGAATATAATTATCAATTTCCTCCCGAATAATAACTCGAATGCGCCCTTCCTCATCAACCTTGGTTTGCACCTGTCCAGACGTGTAATTCTCTACAACTACATTTACTTTTGATTGAACCACTGCAGCACCAGAACCTCGACCAGAATTAATCGCACTCACAGCACCCATACCAACGCGATGAGTATCTGCAACTAATCCACCCGTCGCATAACCTCGACGAATCGACTTTCGCAAATCCTCAAAGCCTTGTGGTCCGCCTAGAGCCTTGATTTCTTCTTGGGTTAAAACGCCTTCGCCTTTGTGTACGACACCTGCTGGTTCATACTTGCCACCGTGACCTGTGTAGCCACCACCAGAAAAACCCGTGTCGGTAATGGATTTAATTGCACTGGCAATTTTTGCGCCCTCCATGACCGTTTGAGCAATAACAGGAATGTTTTGCGGAAAACCTAACGCCATTGCTTTGGAGACACCCGTCTGGATGGCTAAAGCAGATTGAGCAATAGCAAAACCTTTCTCGACAGCAAACATGGCTTTATATGCAAGTGATTGCTCTCCTGCCATATCTCCTACAATAGAGGTCAGTCCACTTGCGATCTGCCCCATACCGGCAATCTGTAGAGCCTGTGAGTTAGAGTAATAATCCGACTCAATAGCCGTCATTCGCTCATGATGTGCCTGCCAAATTGCTTCACGCTGGGCTGCAATTTCCTGCATATTGGCGTTAGGATCTTGAGCAGCCTGATCAACCTGATCCATTTCTGCATTAAACACATCCTGAGAGGCGTCATATCGGCCAAATCGCTCTTGCTCTAAGCGATACTGATCACCAGTACCATTCATTTCAGCTTGGATGCCACCCCATTGCTGAACTGCATTATTTAACCGTCTGCGATTTTCTTCCTCTTGCAAGGCTTTGCTTAAAGCAATTTCACGCAGTTTTTGCTCTTGGCTTAACTTGGAGTTTAGGAGAATCTGCTCACGCTCCAAGCGATAACGCTCCTGCATGGCTGCGGTTTCAGACATAAGAGCTTCACGCATCTGGAATAAGCGAGTTTCTTGTGAAAGCTTAATTAGAGCGAGTTCGTGATTGCTTTGATCAACAAGCGACTTCATGGCCTGCTTTTTCACATCGTCATGCATATCCGCATCAAGTTGAATCATAAGCTCGTTAATCAAGATCTTCCGGTCTAGCTTTTTCTCCTCCGTATCCTGCCACTCATTTAACTGCTCAGCCAGTTGCGCCGCATAAAGCTCCTTCTCAATCCCTGCTCGTCTTTTTGCATTATCAATAAAACCTTGCGTCTGTTCTGGTTTGGCAAAGTTTGCCTCCTGAATTTCCTTTATTTCATTTGCTAGGTCTGTTTCTATTTTCTTATTTCGATCAGCATACCTATATGCAATACGCTCTCTGGAGTCATATTGCTCCGCAGCTAATCTTTCGGCTTCTTTAGCATCCTTTTTTTGCTGCGATAAAGCGTCTCGCGATGCTTTGGTGGATGCTTTTTGCTTCTGGGTATAGATCTCCTCCAACTTATTTCGTCTCTCAGCAATTGCAACCGACTCAAGAGCATTTTTAATTTGCTGCTCCGAAAGAATGCCTGAATCCAAACCAACCGCACGCTGAGCATCAACAAGCGCCTTTGCTTGTGCTGGTGAGTACCCTTGATTCATATAAGCGGTTTCATAAAGATTAGTTAAATTGCCCTCTCTTATTTTACTGTTATAGTCAGCCAGCTGTTTGCTTGCTCTTTCTGCTGCATCAGCCACCGCATCAATAGCATCCGCTTGTGAATTGTGCTTACTTACAGAGTTCTGTGCTGCACTGCCCGCTAGCCTAACCTCAACCCCTAATATTTTTTGAGCCTCGGCATTTTTCTGAGCTTTATCTCGGGCCTCCTCATAACTGCTGATTAGATCCAAGCCTTGTGACTTCTGCTCGGGGGTAAGCAGTTTAAGTTTATTTAATCGTTCAATAGCATCTGCCTGTGACATAAGTCCTTTATGCACCTGGTCGGAAATCTCTTTAACTTCCTGATTTCCTGCATTGGCATTTTTAACAGTACGGATAAAGCCATTGAAAGCCAGATTCAGCTTATTCAGTTCTTCATTCTGAGCCTTAAACGATGTGGCAAGGTCGTCTTTAGCGACATCAAGCTCAACACCTTTTAGGGCTAGAAGCTCTTCTTTGGTTTTTTCAGCGACCTTGCCCTGCTCTTCAAGTTTTGCATTAGCCTCAGCTGTGCGGTTTTGAAGATACATATAGCCAGCAGTAAGTGCAGCCACGCCAATTGCAAGAGCACCTGTCCATCCACCAGCCATTCCAAGCAACACAGCTCCCCGTGAGCGACTAGCATTTAAGACATTCTCAGCAGCGGTTTGGGTGGCCACAGCCGCTGTGCTTTGTTTCAGCGCAATGTTATGTGCAATCTCTGCTTGCGTTAATCGCATTGTTGCAGCAGCACGCGCTTGACGCGTAGTGGCGCTATTTAACTCTTGACGAGCCAGATTGATTTCAGTAAGTGCTAATGCCGCTACTTGGCGAGTGCGTTGCACCTCCACTGCTGCGAGCTGTACCTGTGATTGCAATGCAGCGGTATCTGCTGCACGTCGCTGCAAGGTTTCAACAACAGCACCCCTCATAGCAACAGTTTGAGCAAGAATGGTTTTAGTGAGTAGTGCCACCCCACCCACTACAGCAATATTTGCAATAGAGTCAAGGTTGTTTGATAAGAATCTAATGCCATCTGCCAGTGTGGATGCGGCACCTGAAGCCTTACCAGCCTCACCTGTAAATTTAGTTACCTCATTGCTTAGCAATTGAAGTGACTGCCCAATAGTCACATCGGTTTTAGCAAACAGCTTATCCACCGACCCTTTAGACTTTGTTAGTGCATCAACCAGCACTTCGCCTGTAATTTTACCCTCAGCAGCCACAGAGCGAAGCTGACCAACAGTGATGCCCATACCTTGAGCAATTGCTTTAGCCAGCGCAGGCGTTTGCTCAAGAATTGCGTTTAATTCTTCACCGCGTAAAGTTCCAGAGGCTAAGGCTTGCCCAAACTGAGTTAATGCTGCCTCAGCCGCCTGAGTTGACGCACCACTGATAGCTACGGCCTTTGACACTGTTTCTGTGAGTTCCGCTGTTTTCGCCATATCAATATTTAGTGTTTTTGAATTATCACTAAAGCGCTGATACACCTGAATAACAGAATCCCATGATTGGTATGACTTTTGAGCAATAGTAAATGTATCACCCATAGCTTGATTTAGCTGCTCTTGCGACTCCGTCACCAGTTTTAAGCGGTTTTGCATACCTGTGTAGGCATCCATTTTATTAATGGCTGCACTTACAGTCACAAGTCCTGCTGTGTATCCTGCTAACTGACGTATTGCCACAGACATCTGATCCATGGATTTGGTGGCAAACTGCCCTGTCTTATCAATACTCTCAAGCTCTCGTCTCATTGCCTGCGCATCTCTAAGAGCATTTCTTGAATCGATTGTGATTACTAATTTGCTTTCTTGAACAGTCATTTCACTTTCCTTTAGGCAATAAAAAAGCCCGCAGGATGCGAGCTATGGTTTGGGTATTAAAAAACCCGCCGGAGCGAGTTTGGTTTTAGAGTTTTTTATACTCTTCTAACATTTCATTGTATTTCTCGGTAAACCCAGTAAGGTCAACCTCACCATCTTGATTGTACTCATAAGGCCATTCCTGATATCGAGTGTAAGCAACTTTCCCTTTTTTCATTTGCTCAATAACTTTTTGTGGGGTGTGGCTTGAACCTTCATATCCATAAACTGGCACATTATTGTCAATCTTTATGGCACTGCGTGATCTTGGATAGTGATCCCTCCCAACATATACACTGTGCTGTCCATTATATATCCCAACCATTACATCACTGCGTGCCCTGTGCAAGTAGCAACTCTTAGACTTGTTAAATTTATCTTTTTTACATGAGTAGCTCCATCCAAATAAGATATCGTCAATAGATGCACTTATTGTGCTTTCTTTTTTAATAGGCTTATTTGCCTTAAAACAGCCAATATAATCATTTTCGCTAATCTTTAATGGCATAGTTGTATCTGTTCGGATGTAACCCTGATCTAGCTCGCCAATTTTAAGCTTAAAAGTCACATAATCCCTGTATGTATCTTGCAGCACTTCCGCTGACTCAAAGACAATTGGCTTATACTCCCCATTCGTGGAATAGATCGCAGCTCCATAAGACATATTACTGTTATCTGGATATATTTTTTCAGTAATACATTCATCTGAGTTATACCAAGCTGTTTTACCCACCATGCTATCAGCGTAGTTTTTGGTCTCTACCGCCCGTTCAGCCAATCTTTTATTTTTTTGATCTTCCGGTGTCTCAAAGCCCGCATTAGCATTTAGTGCTAGAAGCGACAAAGTCACCATGCAAATTGTTTTTTTCATACCCCACCCCATATTTGTTATGGGAACAAGATACTAATTCCGGTATAAAAAAACCACCCCGAAGGGTGGTCTTGTTTATTTGCTATTTCGCTCTCTCAAGAAATGCCGTCCTACTCGCAGCGTATCGGTGCCATACAGCAAATCCAGCACACTATCAAAACGCTTTGTAAACTCAGCAATATCCATTGTTGGGTAAAAGCCCGGCGGTAGTGGCATCGCAGTCAGCACGCCATTTCTAGCACTCACATGCCAAGAGTCATACCGCGAGTTATTAAACTCATTGCTGATCTGCTGAGCTACCTGAATAACTTCTTGCGGGTAAGGTAGCGCCTTTTGCTCTTTAACATCTTCTCTTGGGATATATTCGCCAAGCAAGCAATGAACGTACTCTACCGCTGAAGGAATCTGCTCTTGAGGTATATCCTCAATATGCTCCACATTAAAGCGCTGGTGAACAAGCTTGTATGCATCTGAGTAGTTCAAGAACTTAGCCTTACCTACCAACATATTTACAGCATCTTTTAAAGGAACACGTTCTTTCTTAGTGGTTTTGCTTTCAACCTGAGATTGATCAGGCTTTTTTGGGAAAAGTTTTGCTACCTGAGCGCGGTATGCACGAATCACAATTAAATGAAACTTTGCAGAAATCCACATTGCGTATGAATACACCAAGTCCTCAACAACATAAGTGCCTCGGTTATTTCCACCATGAATGGAATTGACCGCTTTTTGACCAAGCACCATATCTGGTGCTTGCTCTACCTCTTGAACTAAATCCAATGTTTGATCTAAGCGGATAAAACGATATGGCGCATGTTTATTCTCACCCCCGCTCGCCTTATGTAAATCATTCAAGCAATAGCGCCCATCTTCATCTTGGCGAATTGAGAAGTCACCAATAACCAGTGGTTGAGTATTTGGGTTTACTAGATTTTGTGTTAAATTAGACATAGGTTTGATTCCTTAGACGTGGGATTGAATAGAAGCAGATTGATTACTTTGGCGAGTGCAATCTGCTTTTTTATTGTCTGGATTTTCCAGAAGACCTTCTTGTTGAAGAATTAGTTTTAAATAATGGTTAAATTGACCGCGATATGTGCGGTTTTCACGTTTTGCAGCAGCCTTGACAATATCTGCCAATTCGTCATCATATGAACAAGTGTACATCTCTTATAACTCCTTAGTTATTTCCTGGTGTTTTTATAAGTTATTATAAGTTTTACTAACTGTCAATAGGTTTAATAAGCATGATTCAAGACTTTCCTGCGCGCTTAAAATTTTTTAGAGCTAAAAACAACCTTTCTCAGGCTGAACTAGCAAAACTTATTGGCATTTCAGGTAAGCAAGTCTCTGATTATGAAGTGGGCACATCTAAGCCACGCCAATCAACCTATTTTAAGATTCTGGATGCTTTAGGTGTATCCGATGAGGTATTTTGCTTACAGCCTATAAGCACCCAAAATAACGCACCCTCTATACTCAAAATACCACTAGTTTCTTGGATGGAAGTACTTACAATAAAATCTGAGTTTATGGAATTTGACTCACACATCTATATTGACTCCAACACATTGAACCGAAAATCACCAGAAGGCTTATTTGCTATGAAAGTCATGGGGCTTTCTATGTACCCTGATTACAAAGATGGTGACTTAATTTTTGTAGATTCCTTTCAAGATACTATTGAAGACGGTCTCCTTTACATTTTATCTACTGGTGAAGAATCAGCCTTTAAGCAATGCTTTAAACAACCAAATGGAATGTTGAATCTCTCTGCACTCAACAATACCTTTCCTTCATTTGAAGTTAGTCCGGATTACATAAATGTAATTGGAAGGGTTGTTTTTAAGATGGGCTTTGTTTGATCTACGAATGATTTGCTAACCTCTCGAAGATGTTGGTATAAAAAAAGCACCTTAGGGTGCTTTTTTAAATTTGATTATCAAAATGCCATGGCTGCCAACTTGGTAAATGTTTTACTATCAGTTGTAGCTAACATTTTCCGCCCATCCTTAAACTTCATGATAAACGTTACATCTTTGCCTTTACCCCCAAGCAGTAATCCTGCCAGCAGACCCACTGGGCCTAATGCTAAAGCCCCAACCGCTCCCCATCCAACTGTCCCACCAACTCTTTTAACATTTTCCTCAGTAGCAACAGATACCTCCTCCACGTCATGCTTGGTAAACGTGTTGGATTTCCCTAAAAGCCCGTCACCTGGTGCCCATGCTGCCGTAAATGAAAATGCCATATCATTTGCAGATATAACGCCTTTCCCTTTTGTAAAATCACCTGCATGTATTTGTAAATTAGCCATCTTATTTTACTCTGAGTTATTAACTATTATTGACTTATAAAATAACAAATAAATAGAACTGATGTAAGAATAATCTAAACTCAAACAATCCCCTTCGCCTTCTCAACGATCCAGCCAGCCAGATTCATATCAGGATCGCCATGCATTAATAGCTGGTAAGCACTCTCTGGTGAATAAGGGGTTTCGCCTTTTGATTCGCTGGTAGGTGTTAAAAGCTCTACATTCTCCCAATCCTGAATCACATGCTTTGCAATAACCCTCATATACTCTTGAGCAAATTTAAACTCACTCATTTTAAAGATGGTTTTCTTTACAACTAAGTCTCTAAATGCGGCGGCACATGCAGGACTGTTATATGGCTTGATTCTAAAACAGCCGAATTCTTGTCCATTTTCCAGTTTATATACAAACCATTTCGATTTATCGGTCATGTTTGATTCCTGTGGATATAAGAAAACCGCCACTTGGGCGGTTCTGTCATCGTTTATCTAATACAAGCTTTAGTGAATTAATATGTAGCTCATCCATATCAGGATCCCAACACCCTTTGTTCTGTAATTCACCTTTTAAGAATATGTAGTCCTGATTAGTATGCAGTGAACTGGCCACAAAAGCAGAATACTCTCTAGAAGGTTGACATGCTTGCATAAGCCCCGCTAATGAATTCTTTACCTCATCCATATTCCCTAAATTGGCAATAATTTTAGTTAACTGTTTACCCACTTCATTGCATGCTAAAAATCTAGGAAGTACCACTCGATCATCATCATTTAGCCATAATTTATCGATCGTGGTTTTTCCTTTATCATCTTTTTCATACAGCCTAAAAGCCTCATGGCACAAGTGATCTTTTGGTTCATCAACATATGGATTAATAATTGGTTCAGCAATTACATCCAAGGTCCATTTCTTTCGATTACACCGGGCACATGAGGGCAATAAATTTTCCCAATTGACCACATCGTCTGGATAACTATCTTTGTCCTTAAAGTGCTCTATCTGCATGTAAGAATCTTGGATTTGAAGCTTGCATTCACAATAAGCGCATTTATAAGAGCTGCTCTCTAAAAGAGAAAACCCAATTTCCTCATGCTTCCAAACAGCTTTCTTTTTATCTGCTTTAAAAGTAGAAGTGAGCTCTTCAACCCTCTGATCTGTTAAATGTTTCGGCTTTTTACCTCTTTCCAACTTGATCATGGATCATTCTCCAAGACTATCAAGCTGCATTCTAAATACTGGTCGCAATGGATAATGGGGATGAAGCATTTTATCTAATTCATCATAAGCTGCTTGAGCTTCATGCTTGTTTTGACTATCTAATGCAGCATCAAAACGCTTCTTTGTTTCATTGTATTTTTGGGTACGAAGATCTGGCATCCCCATTACATCTTCCAATATCTCCTCTACGGTCCAACCCTGATAACCATATTCAGAAGTAGGTAACTCACGACGAATAACCTCACCCTCTTTTCGCTCCAATGCGATTACTTCGCCTTGGAGAGCTGTTTGCACTACATGAGGACTATGAGTTGTGATGAAGAATTGAGCCAGGGGAAATACTTTTTTTAATATAGAGCTCGCCTTTTCTTGCCATTCTGGATGAAGATGTAGTTCGACCTCATCGATAAGAATAATTCCGTCAAAATCCTTTGCATTGCAATAGGGCTCTTTAAACCGCAATTCAATCTCTTTAATGATTCCAAAAAGAATTGAAATAATAGATTTAAAACCGGATGAAAGATATTCATAAAATATTTCTCCACTCGGTGTATTCACCATAATTTCATTTTCATTTGGATCAACACGACTAAATGAGAAACTTTTATTTAGAATAGAAAAGCACTCCTTAGCGAGTTCAAAATTATTTATTTGTTCAGGCTTTAAAGCATTTTCATGAGCTGAATAAAGGTGCCTATGTACAAACCATCCTTTAATGTCATGATAATGGATCCCTTGAGCTGCTTGTCCCGCAATTTGATGAATGTCCTTTTTTTCATCTTTTCTGACTGAGTCAAGATTTTGATAGCCAAATGTTCTATCTATTTTTAAGGAAATAAACTTTTTTGAAAGTTCCGAGAATCCATGAACATATAAACTTTGTGTAGGTTGAAAGACATTGATATTTATCTCTCTTTTTTCCAATTCCTCACCAACATCACTCAAAACAACTGGAATAAAAAATCCATTATTTGCATTTACGTTTTTTTTAATTATGGCTGAATGGTTATTGGTAAACGTATGCCCAATACAATCAAGAATAGTTGTCTTGCCTATTCCATTTGGCCCGCAAATTATATTCATTTGCGAGTGAATATTTTCAATATTTAAATAAGATATTCCACCAATATCTTTAATTTCTAGCGATTTAAGCTTCAAGGTTTCGAGACCATCGTTATTAGATGAGTTCATCATACATTCAATAGAAATTTTTCCAAGATTACTTTTTTGAGGCTTCATGAATTTTTTCCAATAAAAAACCCACTCAAATGAGTGGGCCTATAGGTATTTTTTAATTTACTTAATCACTAAGACTATCGCCACAATGACCAAGATAGCTGTTAGCAGATAGCAATTGGTTCGCCACATTAGAATGGTTTTAGTACCTCGCTTTATTAAAGCATCGTACTCCCGCATTTTATCCATTGCGCGAGCCATCGCTGCATCACCTCTTTGCAGAAGAGTGATCATTTCTAATTTTTCCTGCTCCAAGATTCGTCTTTCCTTGGCGTGCAGAAGAAGCATTTCATGACCTGCTAGAATTCGATACTTGATATCTTCCAGCAATTCATCACGGCTCATGCTTAGAATTTCTTCGCTCAACTCAAAATCTAGATCATTCATGCTGTGCCGCCTTGATCTTTAGCTAGTTTTGCCAGACCTTTAGGTGTAATGCGTACCTGCTCAGTAATTTTGGTTGTACCATCACCTCGCGTCACCTCAGTTATCTTATGTTCCAGATAACCAGCTTGCACTTTGTCCTGATAGCCTAACCAGTGAGAGTTGCCTGCTCGCTTGTAAATCCATTTACCGGATGAAAGCTTGGCAATTAGATCCTTTGGGCGCATTTGCAGAGCTTTAGCCGCATCAGTTAGACATAAACTTCCATCAGCTTTGGCAATTCGATCATATGCCTCTACTGAAGGCTTCATTTCCTGAACTTCTTCCTCTAAACCGACAATCCTTTCAGAGTAACCTAGAAGTAAATCTCTCAAAACGCGCGGATCGGCTAAAGACCTCATCGGATCAAAGTTTTGGATAAGCTCTTTGGCTTTGAAATAACCTTTGATTAACTGCTTCTGAACTTTCCAAGCTAAGTCATCAGTAAATGACTTAACTAGCATCAAGTAACCTGATTCAGTTAAAACAGTTAAACCACGAGTTGGTATATCAATTCCATAAGTACGGAATTCGTTCTTTTTAGAGAAATCAATAAGATAGAAATCCTCACCTTCAACAAGATGGCTTTTGTTGGCAGTAAAATTTCGTCTCGCTGTTCCCTCTGGACGACCATGTACTTCATCCACCATAGCAAAAGTTACAACACGCTGACCTTGGTACTCAACAATATCCAAAACCTTATCAGCAACAGTCACACTGTTATTTAATTTTGCATTCATGCTACTGACTCCTTTAAAACCAACTTTGCTACTTTCGGTGAGTGTTGCTTAAAATACTCAACCTCTTCATTGCATGCAGTTGCCCAGTCATCCAACTTGTCCCAGGTTATAGATGCCAGTGTGTAAGCCGTAGTGTGCTTTTCAGACTTTTCCATAATTAAGCGAACTAGTGTTTCTAGCGCACTAAAGCCTTCTTCTGCATTGTTAATAAAATCAACAAAGCGCTCTAGTTGGTGCTGACTGATCTGAACTTGATTCGCTTCAGTGATATGAGTTATATTTGACATAGTTACATTTCCTATTGTGACCACACTAAAGCTCCGACTCCGCCAAGATTCAGGGGCTTTTTTGTTGTCTGTAGTTTTCATGCTTTCGCTTCGTTTTGTTTTGCCCTTGCTTCTAACCATTCTTCAATAATTAGAACTAGTTGAGCGGTCTGTGTCCTGCGATCCTTAATTGTTTCAATTTTAAATCGCTCTAATGTCTCTTCAGGTATACGAAAGTTCACCTGTGGATCTTGTCTTGCCATTTTTAGCCTCTTTTGCATAACCGTGATATAAATATATAACGGTGATACCATTGTGTCAAGCACCGTTATACATATATTCTTTTAAACATAATGTTTATTCTTTTGTGCATAGTTATGGCTCGAAGTGACCCTCAAATTAATATCAGAGTACCTGCTGATCTCAAGCAACAATTAGAGTTGTTGGCAGTTCAAAATGGTCGATCCTTAAATGCAGAAGTTGTTCTTCGCTTGGAGAATTCACTTTCATTAAAATTGGAAAATTCGCTTCCATTAAAAATAGATAAGAAAAAAATATCTCCTGCCAATCCACACACTATGGAGGCTTATCTTCAGTACCTGGTCAACCTCATGAAATCTGCAAAAGATTGGGATGATTTTCAGCAGAAACTTAATGATCCGTATCCACCTAAGGATAAACCACTCACTCCAATCAAGGATGAGGATACTTGGTAGTACTAACCACCCTCAATCCGAGTGCCGTTACCATTGATCCTCAAGTTGAGTGTCAATGCTCATATATGAGAAGTGCTTCGGGAGCCTCAATTTGAGGCTCTGGATATGATGCTCAAATATGAGAAGTATTAAAAATCACTGAGTGACTCTCAGTCACTTAGTCCCAACCCACCCTTCATCCGAAGGGTTTTTACTACCCAGCTAAAATACTAATGAATATAAATGTTGTCTTCGCCTGGCCTGTATTAACTACTGTTTTTACTATTTTTCTATATTGGAATGGGTTTTGGTATAACCAGGGTTATGCTGAGTTTTACAATTATAATTTAGCTGTTTTTGATCTACCCATTCCATTACTTCTTCTGGAAGGCTTACTACGGAATGTGTCTCATGTGATCTTCTTGCTCATCATTCTAATAGGTATTTCCTTTATCACTAGTGTTAATAAAGCTCAGTGGAAATATGCAATATTTTCCTTTTTCTCTGCTGTGCTTGGTATTTATTTGTTTTTCTACTATATCGTTAGGCACTTCACTAAAAGAATGCCACCATTTCAATTAACTCGCTGGCTTGAAAATAAGATAAAAGCGAAATTAATCATTATTAAGCCAAAGCTAAGAAGTACAGCACGCCTATTAATACTTACAGTTCACAAGTGTAAAAAGTTTATGCAAAGGAATCAGCTTACAGAAGCTGATGTGAGACATAAATCTTTTGGTCCAAATGCAGTAATTCCTACACATAGTTTTGGTTTTTCAGTTTTTCTACACTACTTCATCCTCCTATTTTTGGTGATTTGCCTTTTATCTTTATTTAAAGCCGGGCAAAAATTAAGTGATCAAGCCAAGAATGATGCAAAGCAACAGTTCACAACCGGCTTCGATAAGATGAAAGCGGTTAAAGTAAAAGGAGATCCTCTTAACCGAGATCTCCGTTCAACCAATCTTTGCTTCAAAGGTTTCTGCCTAATTACCGATAAAAATAAAAATGTCCAACTCTATGACATGAAAGAAGTCACTGTTTTAAATAAGGTTATTGATGACAAAAAAGCACCCTAAGGTGCTTTTCTTTTAACTCAACAAACACCCAAAGGCCATTTATCTGTTTATTTCAATGGATCGTATGGTTGCTCATTGTTTCCTTGTGATGCATTGCTATTTTGATTTTTGGCTTCCGAGCCTTCCTTTTTTACTAGTGATGTATTTTTGAAAGACCCGCCTTGCAATTCCTGATCTTTATTAAACCATTCACAATAAGAATTGCGATCATCGCTTAGCTCTGTAATTGTCATAGCTGGACCGCCAGACTTCAAATAAACCACATCACCTTCTTGAAATTCACTCATTTTCATTACTCATTATTTATGAACTTCATTTATATCCCAAACAGTATATTTTTCAAACATTAAAAAACCACTCCGGGGAGTGGCTTGATTATACCGCTGGCAAAAGCTCTTCTTGCTTATCTTCTTTAGGGAAGAATAAAGTGTAATTAGTTAACCTGTTATTACACATAAAGTTCCTCATACGTTTATCCTGATATTCATACATTGACCAGATCAGACCGGCATAAAAGTCAATATATTGCAACTCTAGGGATTTTGAACTATCCATAGGCACTACGTTACACGATTGATTTTTGATACTATGTTCAATACTTGCTTCTTGAATCATTTGATTAATGTATTCACCCATATTCCACTTTGTATTTACACGCTCACTTCTGCGGTCTGGCATGAAATCAACATAAGCTGACTGACAGATTTTCTTTAACAGAAATAATTTAATCATGTAGTTATAAAGAACATTAGGGTCTTTTTTAAACCTACTGCTTACATAGTTTTTATTAACTGTGATTGATCTAATTTGGATGTCGGAATGTTCTGCCAGCATCTTCGCTGTAAGCTTTAGAAATAAATCTTTATCGGCTGAATTTAAGTCTACTGATTTTAATTCATTTTTTAACGGTCTTTTACGCTTTTTATATAAGGCCTTTACAATACGTTGAACATACTTGGTTTTACTTTCTGGCATACAGATTGCTGCCAAAGTAAGCATACGACTAGACCCGCCATGCTGATAAGGCGCGGTCATGTTCCAGCCCAGATCCCCACTTTCATCTAAGTATATAAATGTGCGCATATCAAAATAAGAAAACCCCGTAAAGACGGGGTTTAATATATATGGTGCGGCACCTAGAGGCAACGTATTTACACTACGTTTACGATTATCGCAGGATTTATCGTACCTCGGCCTAGGCGTGGAATATTTATACCGCGCTGCGACTACACCCGTATGATAGTTTATTATGGAGAATCATGTCAACATTCTATTATGTTCAGAAAAAGGTTATCTATACTGCATGGTATAGCTTTCCATTTCAGATCATTAGATTAAATATTATTTATTTGTAAAGAAACCAACTCACGCTGATTTCTTACTCATCTTCTTATATGCCTCATCAATAAACTGGTTATCCAGATCAAAGATGACTGCATTAAAAATATAACGCTCTACGGGTAACTCATACTGCTCACAATAGGCATTCAAGTCAGCAATACTCAATGCTAATGGTGTGCCTTGTTCATATCGACGCGACCGGGCAATGGTGTTGTATGCTTCGATTAAGGCATTGGCTGTATACGAGTATGCAGGTGGGTCAGGCATCTCATGCCCCTGCTTTTCACGCAACCTTATTTGGTACTCACTGAGTCCTGCGTATTGATTGAGGTATCGGTGGAGTTCTCGGACTTTCCCAAGACTTCATCTCGATAAGCATTTGCTTCAGCCTGGATCTGATCAGCTTGTGCTTTTATAAAGGCCCAGATTGCCACACCAATATCACCCATATTGAAAAGCTTGGTTGCATTTTCAGGAGTGCATTCCGGCTCAATTTCTTTATCATTTTCGACAAATACCACGCCCCTCCAGTCAGCCACCAAATGACATGCAGCAGCTTCAAGTAATAGCTCATGGTAAAGCTTGTCATCGCTGCCAGCAGTAGCTACATCATAACCCTTCGATGACAACTGATTCTGTGCACGTTCAACCGCTACCCGATATGCCTTGTAGTCAGAGCCGCGAATCTTGAACTCTGCCAATACATTGCCTTTACTATCTTTATATTCTTTCCAGAGTGCGACTTCTTTACTTTGTTGGATTGCTACTTTTAAAGCCATGTTTTGATCTTCCAAAAGAAAACCGCCCGAAGGCGGCTATGATTATGCAACTGAGCGTGTAATGGTTGGTGCTACCTTGACCTGCTTGAACTCTAAAGCCAGCGTGTGGTCGTCGGTCGCATTGGTATCTGACATACCATCATTATCGAGTTCCAGCTTAGGGAAATGGAATCCGTAAGCATTACCTTGGGCATCTTCAATACCAATTTCCGCAGTCATGGTTTCGCGTGATTCAACATATGGAATCCAGGCTTTAGATTGCTCGGTTAAGACCACTGTTGCACTCAGACCAATATTCACTTTGCCTTCGGTATAGCGGTTTGGAATGATGCTCTGGTTACCTAAACATGGGCGAGCAGTCAGGTTGTTGTTAATCGAAATAGTGAACGACTCAGCACACGCAGTACCTACCGTACTCACGCCATTAATTTTGAATGTATTCACGTTAATGGATGACATGAATGGTGTATCAGGTGCAGCAAGTGGTGCGGTTACAGGGCTTGCTGCTGGATTTGCATAACCTGTAGCACTGATCGTTGCCGATCCTGTGATTTTGCCTTCGGTGTCGCCTTGAATGGTTAATTCGCCAATTCGGGCACCAGAGAATACTTGGATAAAGTTTAGTTTTTTATCATGCTTTACAATGGTAAAGGTATCTAATTCCATGCCACCAATTTCAAGAGTAGCAACACCTGTTACACCATCTTCTACAAATATATTACCGGCTGCACCTTCAAGCAGAATATCTTGGCTTAGTGCTGATAGTTCATATTCAATGGTGCCAGTCGCTTCACCCGAGGTCGCAACTGAACCTTGATCAAAACGAGAATCTACAATTTCATCAGATTCGGTAAGCGAAACGGTTTTCTTTAATGAGTCAGAGTTTCGACGCAACGTATGCCAGACAGGCACTGCGGGCAAAACATTTGGTGACTCTTCTTTTGCAATGTAGATAACTACATCAGTGCCTTTGGATGACATAGTGTGCTCCTTAATTTTAGGCATAAAAAAACCACCTTTCGGTGGCATTGGTTTGGAAATAATTAACTCCGCATTTGGCGAGGCTACTCGTCTTCATCTTCTTTAAAATCCAAGGATGGTTGCGCCTCTTTGATCAGTTCATCTAATTCTTTTAGTAGTGCTGGCTTGGTTTGCTTACCCTCTACAGACAAAAACCGCCCCGCCTCAGACAAGCACTGTGTAATTAGTTCAACTTGTGCTGAAAGCTTACCAATGCGCACCTGTAGCCCATCTTTAAGCTGACGAGCCAATTCTTCTTGTTCGATATAGTATTTTCGAATCTCATGGCCTTTTTCATTGCGCTCCATCATTCCAAGATGCTTGGTCATATCTACCGAGACGATGTATTCAATTGAAGTTTGCCCGGTCTTTGAAAGCTCCACTTTTTGGTGGAGCTTAATGTAGTCGAAGTTTTCTTCGAACTTACACTGAGTAATTCTTCGTTTAATCCATGTTGAAAAGTCTTGCTTACTCTCTAGCATTTTATGCAGGTCACGCGCATTCACGCCGAGCTGAACTTTTCCATTTAATTCGACTTCGATAAATGGAGTTTGATTTTCAATTTTTACGATTGCATTCATTGATCTGCTCCGACTACTCATTAAAAAAGAAACACTGGCAAGAAGATGCAATGAATAGTCGAAACGACCATCTTCTTTTCGGGGATCAGCCTAGCCAGTGGTTTGCCTGAAAACAGGCATAAAAAAACCGCCCAATAAGGACGGTTTGATTAAGGGTTTAAGCTAGTTCACTCGGAACTCAGCTTTGATTATTTTTGCGTAGAAGTTCTTTTCATCCATGCTTTGTGGTGCATGAACTTTGTATATTTCGAGATGAGATACACTAAAAGACTGTAAATGCTTTCGCCATATGTCGCACAACTCAGAAAGCATCATCATGCCGCTACCAAGTGGAGCAAAGCATTGAATTGAAATAATGCCTTGATCCCGAATGCATGGCTTATCACCAATGCCTACAATCTGGCTATCAGCGTACTGGATGAATACCTTACTCCAAGCCTTATTTTTTGGTGGCTCAAATGGCTTGCCATGACTTGGTGGCTTGTTCACCATTTCAACGATTAGATTTTCGAGTTTGGCAATTCTCACCAATTCTTGATGAATGGCTGTTTCAGCTTGGGTAAGTGTCATCATTTGTATTTACTCGATACATTCATAAAGGCGACTGAATAGATGCCCAGTGGTCGCTGCTGACTATGCCCATTTTCGAGAGCAACTGCATAAGGCAGGTTATTTTGCACGTAAACTAAATCACCCAACTTAGCCTGAAGAATCTTTTGATTGCCTACTTCCTGAGTGGAGTTACTATTTTTATCTTTACGATTTATATCGTAAGAATTATCAGCGCCATTTAAACTTATTAAATGATTACCTCTAAAAGCACCTTGATCCACAGGACTACCAACAATCACCTGTTGCAACATCTCAGCACTCACTTTTCGTAAATGCTCATCACCAATTTTTTCTATCTCAAGCGCAAAATTACTCGGTTTGTTTTTCCAGGCCATAAATTCCACCCATTAAAAAACCCACCGAAGTGGGTTTTTAGCATATGTAAATTAATGTCCCTGAAATAAAAAATCCAATAAGTCTTTCATTTCAGGTGCTTGATTTAAAATAATTTTCCCTTTTATATCATATGGGAGTTTTTCATATAATTCTGCTGCTTCTTCAAAAGTTTCATAAATGGGGTAATTCTGAAGATCTCGTTCTTTTTTAACATGAGTGATAGCTTCAATAAGATGTAGATACATGTTAGGTAGTTTACGTTTATTGTATTCAAAACTAAAATCAAATTCAGGATGCTCAGGAAGCATTTCTTCAAAAAAAGTTTTGTTATTTTCAACCCATTCTAGCGCTTTTTCGATATTTTCATTTTTAAGGATTATTAAACCTAATTTATGCCATATGAAAATATTTTCAGGAAAAATTTCAGATAGTTTTTTAAGTGTAATTAGGCGTATCTTTGGTGGCAAAATTGAAAAAAGACCAACATCTGCCTCATCTGAAAACTTTCCTTTTTTACAAAAATAATCAATAAATGGATACGCCATCAATCTATATAAGCTGTCCAAAGCTTGATCATATTCCTCCTTGTGAGTTTCTTTGGTGTCTAATGTATGGGTTTTAGCATTACCAATAGTACGCAAATTATCAACTACACTAGCTAGAAAGTTTTCAGTTCTATTTCTTTTGTCAACTTCTTCGATCAGAGGAACCACTTTTTGCCTATCACCCAAAGTAAAACTATCTTCTTTTGGATAATCAATAATAATTCGAACAAAAACCTCTGTTAATTGTCGAATAATTGCTATTTTTGCCCTGTACGATACGTTGGAGTAAAATACATCACCAACAATCTCTTCCATTAGGTTTCTATATTGTTTTGCCTTACCATACTCCATAAATGAATCTCATAAACTCAAATCGAGTAAAGTACCCTTAAATTCCTATTAATTCAAATATCTCAACTGACAAGTCCAAATACTATCCGTTGGATCAGCCCCAATATTCACCACCTTAAAATCACCTTTACTGGTTAGCCACTCATCACCAATCTGCGGAATGCTTGTGACTTCATTCTGTAGCACGATAGCTTTAGAGTCCGTCACCTGATAATCAGCAGGTTTCACCATATCTTTTAAATACGAGCCAAACAGGACACCACGCCCTGAATATGATTCATCGCCAACAATGGGATAAGTCTGTGTTTCAAAATCAAACTCACCCGAGTGAATCAGTTTTGTGCAGGTGAAGGTGTCGACTGCATCGGCCAGATCTTCATCGAATGCAGCTGCGAGTTCTTCCTGGAGTTCATCTCTCATGCCCATAGCTAAATCCTTTTAAGAAACTGTACTGAAGATCGCTTGGTATATGGCTTGATCAGATCAAGGATGTATTGTTCATAGGTATTTAGATCTTCCGAACCTGCCGCAAAGGTTTTGGAGACACTGGTTCCAGATTGAGCCGATACTGTCTTACTCACGACGGTGGCAGCCTTACCTTGGTAAAGCTTACCCGCCAGAATCCCCCTAATAATCTCATAGGAGGCTGATTTAAGTGGCACTGGCACCGTAGAGGTATCAAGATATTCTTTGACATTGCGTGAGCGTAAATATGCATCTACCTGGGAGAGTAAACGAGCCTTGTCACTAGCGCTTTGACCAGCAAATTCAGGCACGTTTTCCAGCACTTCTGTTTCAGTGACAAAGCTCATTGGTTTACTCCTTTGGTTTATCCGCTTCTTTTGCTTCTTCAGCGGCTTTCGCGGCTTTGGCTTCTGCAGCAGTAGGCTTTTTGGCCTTAGCTTCCAGTTCTTTGACTTTAGCCTTTAATCCATCATTTTCAGATGTCAGCTTTTTAATCGCTTCACGCTCTTTATCAAGCTGCTCAGTAAGATCAGTATTTTCAGCTACTACCTTTTCATATTCTGCTTTTGCTTCATCAAGGCCAGCCTGAAGCTCAGGAGTGATGCCTACATTCAGTGAAACTGTTTGACTTTTAGGTTGATTGTCGAGAAATGCATAGGCTTGATCGACCAGATCAGCATCTGGAAAATCTCCATCTACTTCAACCGAAGTGACCCCACCAATCACACCTAAGAATGAACTTCGATAACAAACATTAGGATCAGGATGTTGGGGGATGTTTTCTGTATAAACTACTTTCATCTTTATGCTCCAAAACAAAGGCGACCGAAGTCGCCATGTTTATTAAGGGGTTGCTGTGCCAGAGATAACAGCGGCAAATGGAACCTGCTTACGATCAAATACACGCTCCCAGTTTGCAGCGCTTGCATACTGAGCAATAGTCGGAGAGGTATTTGGATTGGTATTTCCTTTCCAAGAGAAACCTGCAGGTTGTAGTAGGTACGTTTTACGCTCCCAGAGGATTTCGGCACCACCACCATTACCGCCTGATGGCTTACGTTCAAGCTCAACAGGAACTTTAGGTGTACCTTCACCGTAACCGAATGCGCCGGCACCAAAGATCAGAGATAGGTACTGGCCATTGCCGTAAGTCAAGCCATCATCCATAAAGATCGGCTTACCTAGGTAAGTGGCCAAGATAATGCGTCCTTCGGAGTCCCGCAGGTATTCAATAAGATCTTGTTTCACCATCTGGTTCATCACGACCGAGTGAACACCCATTGCTGAGAACTGATCGGCTGTATCACCTGCAGTAAATGCTGCATCTTGGAATGCACCAGCCGAGATAGTGGCACCCGCATCAATGACCATGTCGCCACCGTCATTTGCGATATTAGATGCAATCACACCTCGGGCAGAGCCAAGTAAGTAACGCTGCCATTGACGCTCCCAGTATTTACCGAAACGGTTGCGGATGTGCTGCATTGGCTCTGAATTGGCCAGTTCAGCTGTTAAATCTGCTACGCCATATCCTTTGTTCAGATACAGGGTACGGGCTTGCATTGAACCTTGAGCTGCTTTACCAACTTCACCCAGATCGTCTGGATCATCATTGGACAGGTTAGGTGCTTCGTCTGCATCTAGATCTTGCCAGTATGCAATCGTAGAAGAGCCTTGGCCGTTATTGGCAATCGCATCCAATGCTTCGTTTTTAACAACGATGCCAGATTGGTAGACTGCCGTTTTTTCAGGGGAATTAACTGGATCAAGTGTCTGGTAATAATCCCCAACAAAGATATCCGTTAATTGTGTAGTGGTGCTTGGCATATGTTATGCCTCCTTAGTTTTGACTAATTGCTGAAATGCATTTGGATTTTCACGAGCTAAAGTGGCTCGCTCTGCTTCTGTATAGTCAGACCATTTTTTGTTTGGAGTACCCGAACCAGGTGCACCAGAACCATTCGCTTTAGGCCAGAAATAAGCTTTCTTCTCACGTAAGCCTTCAACCCATTCTTTTGGTGATAATGGATTGGTGCCGTCTTTCCCAATAATCACTTCCCCATTTGCATCGATAGCCACAGCCTTGCCGTTTTCATCTAGAGAGAATTGGGGTTGAGCTAAGAAGGCAATATCTGCTGTAGCCTCACTTAAGGCCCCTAGCTCTACTGCTGCTTGTACAATTTGGCCTTGGACCACTGATTGCTTGAACTTATTTGCATAAGCTTCGGCTTTGTCTGCTCGCTGCTTTTCAGTTGAAATTAAGCGCTCATGTTCCTGTCGCATTTTTTCGGTACGCTTCTGAATGACTTCATCAATCTTGCCCTCGGCAATAAGTTTTGACTCTTCATCCTGACCGGCTTTATTCAGCAGCTCTTTAACTGCAGTAAGATCCACACCTTCCAGCTGGGACTTAATCCCACCCAGTTCAGTTTTAAGATCTTTATTGGCTTGAATCAGCTCGGTGTTTTTGGTTTTCAAGCCCTGTACCTGCTCATCGACAGCTTTTTGAATGGCTGCTTTAACTTCTGGATTTTCTAAATCAATTTGGTCTGACATTGTTTATTCCTTGAATAACCGCCTGGCGGATTTGAGATACCTGAGCTTTGCGCAGGCATAAAAAAAGACCCGTTTGGGTCTAGGTTTGGATTTGGTTTATTTGCGCTGATTGCTCAACTCAATATCTTTTTGATTAATTGAGCTTCGTATAACAGGTGTCTTTTTCTTAGGTGGTATCTGGAAGGTTGCAGTCACAATCGTCATTCCATCCACACTACACTCAGCACTAACATTTGACTGAATGCCTATCTCTTGTTTGGTTTCGGCATCCACAAGTACAAATTGATTGGTGCCTTCAACAAGCTTTAATTCAACGTCTTTCATTTGTCCAAGCCTTTAAAATTAAGTCATAAATGATTTGTTGCTCAGGTGTGGTCATAGGGCTACCGGCTTTCTAACTGAATAACCAAGACTCATCCACATCATTTGTCTGCGCACCGCGTTGGCGCGAAATGGAATTAAAATGAGATCCATGCTCAAGATGTAGCGAATTTCATTAATGTCTAAAACTGATGTTATTGACCTCATAACCCCAACTCCTTAAACGTCTTCGCATCCAGCGCCTTCAACTCATCCAGCGTGTACATAGCACCTTGCGGATCGACAAATTTATCGATGCTGTACTTGCCTTCTTTGTAGAGCTTGTAACGCGATGGGCCGAGCCATTCCTTTTGGAAAAACTCATCAGTCTGGTCGAAGAACTTTTTAAACGATGTATTTGCATCTAGCTGACCAATAATCCCCTCGCGTTGGTCTTTCGGGATATCACGCACCTTACGCTCATCCATTACAAAAGGACGCTTACCCGCAATATCACCATCAGCATCACAACCGACCAGTACAGACCGGCAGTTATAATGAAGTGGCGGTTTTGGGTAAGCCCTACTGATGTCATAGACATTGGCATCCAATGATGCGCATTGTTTAGAGGTACGACCATCCAAAGTACTGACGAATTCCACATGAGTGAATCCAAGTGCCTTCCAGGTATCGTCATATGAAATATTCGCCACATGACTTCGTGCGGTCCGAACCGTGCGTTCAATCTCAACCTTGGTTGCATCCCAAATGCCACCAACATAAGCGTACTGATTACCTACCTTGGTTCGCTTGCCACGAATGCGGGTAATAATCTCCTGATTGGTCTGGCCTTGGTTGATTCCATCACGGATCGCATATTCAACCTGCTTTCTAGCCTTATCCAACACAAAGCCAAACATTTCATTAATGAGTTGACCACCTGCCAATGGAGTGGATTTTGCTTTTTTATATAGCTGCTCACCACCGACCGAAGCTGCTGCACCTGTCATTAACTGACTGACGTACGATGCTTCATACACCGCCATGCTGACCGCTGACTGGTGAAAGGTTTCCGGCACCTCAACTGAAATCTCTTTAAATCGATCATTCAAAAGACTTCGGATTTCTTTCAATTGATCAGTAGTGTATTGACCACTCGCCAATGCGATTCTTTCAGCATCAGACAGGTTTTCAAGCAATTCCCTTAGCTCTGACACCATCTTATTGGACAGGCCGTAGAATCGGCTTAAAACTTCATTCACGGCTTGGGTCGACGCTCGATAGCTATAGGCTGAATGCTGGCTTAAAGCATTAAGTATTGCTCGTTGTGCTATTTGGTCGTTCATAGTTCATACCTAGTAAAGCACCCGCATTCTCTTGCTCGACTCGTTCCATCTCATCCTTATACTCATGCTCTGGCAAATTACCTGTCGCAATGTATTCCCAATAAGTCTGGAATGAGTTTTTACCAGCAATCGCACCTTCATATAGCTGTTTAGCTAACTCTATGTCATATGCGGTAGAGCTGAATTCCGGCTTAACACTGAATGTATATTTTAATGGGTCCAGCTTTAGCCACTGGGCTGCATACTTGATTGCCTGCTCGATTGCTTCAGCTGCACACATGACAATGCTATGTAAGCTTGCATGCTGATCATCCTGTCTAGCTCGACGCGCTTCACCTGACTCTTGCGTATTGGTATCGATAACTTTGGCACCTGCTTCTAAAGCTGCATTTTTCTGTGCATCCATTTCGGATTTGGTTTTATCAATACCAACACCTTGAATCTCTAAGTATCCGCATTTCGCTTCTTTAGGAAGAAGCCAAGCCGCCATTACACCAGTTACAGAAATATCATCGTCATCATCCAAGCCACTAATCCATGGTTGTGGATGAGCTGTGTGATGCAAAGACTGGAAGTAATCTGCCGATAACTGGTAATACTTTAACGCTGCCTTTGCCATAGTAAGCAGCGGCACAGTCCCTACACTTGGTGCATTGTCTGTTGTGCCACAGAATACAAAAGGTGTGAAACTTAAACTGTTACTACCTAGTGTTGGTGTCTTATCCTGCTCGGTGCTGCCGTCAAATAGTCGAACATTTAAAGAGCCGTCTTTTAAGCCTAAAACCCGGTGAACAGTTTTGGTGCTATGGCTAAATTCATCTTCACTATTCTCGAATTGCTCCTCGAGCACCACCAGATTCAAATCTCGACGACCACCAACATTGTTTTCCTTCCAATTAATGATAGATAGAGCGTTATAAAGTGCAAAATACGGCTTTCCATCACCGTCCACATCAACTAAAAGGCCGCAGCGACCATATTCGAGTAACTCTAGCACAACCCGGATAAATAGCTGTTTTAAGCCAAATCCATCATTGGTGGCGTTTTCGCTTAGCCCAGCCATTAGATTACCAGGCAAATTGATTTCAGGATTCAGTTTAGATACCAGCCCAATCATTGTCCGTAGTGAATCTTGCACCCATAAAGGATATTGCGCCCGAGAGACATAGCCCTTATAGATTTCACCGGTTAGATCGCCCTGCTTTTCAGCTTCAACCATCCCTGCTGATTTTGATAGATATTGGGTCGTTGCCAACTTAATAGCTTCTTCACCGGCTACAGCATCCTGCATTACCTGCCAGCTTTTCTTTGCAGCAATATACTGCGGATGTTGATCTGTAACTGCCATAAATACACCAATAAAAAAGCACCCCGAAAGGTGCAAAATGTTTAAGCCATACCACGGATTCTTCGAACCCCAATAGCCTTTTTATTAACAGGAAATAGATAAGCAACTGGGTATGTACCAGCATCATTCATGTGATCAAAGCCTGCTTTCTTGTCTGGTTGTCCGTTCTCGTCATAAATCTGACGTTCCTGACATTTCGCAAAGTGTGGACACTTGGATGTATTCACAAACAAGTGTCTTTCGCCCAACGTATTACAGAGCAATGAGTTCATAGAGTTGATGCGGTCTTTCACAGCTGGGTTCGATGCATTCACATGCACCTTGAAGCCTGCTTTTTTCAGCATCGCAATATCGGTTTCACTCGCATTGTTTGATTTGCGGTTATCACCTGAAGCATCTGGGTACACACCAATAGAGTGTTTTGGGTACCGCTCTTTAATCGCTTCAATCATTGCAGGCGTATCAAATAGATTCACAAACTCATCTACTGCATGCATGGTGTCACCACGACGCACATAAACCACAGCAGCCATTTTGGTAACGTTAAAGTCCATGCCGATATGAAGCGTGTCACCATCCTGAACCGTTTCACTTGAGCTATTGAGTACCCGGTTAAAGCAGTAATAAATAACGCCCTGATAACTCTCAAAACTAGCTTCATATTCCTGACTGAATGTTTTCGGGTCCATCTTGCGCTTGGCAACAATGATTTCCGATTCAGGAATATTTCCACCTTGCAATGATGTATATGAGAAGCTTCGACAATCAGGTTCATGACCCGGCTGACCATCCATGAAAGTGTCATAGCAATGGTTAAAGCCTTTCGGTGTACCAATCCTTAGGACATGACCACCAACACGCTGCTCACCATTCACGATGTACTTGCAGGTTGAAAGCATTGGACGCAGTACTTCTTCCCATGCAGCCCACTTGCAGTCCGCCCATTCATCAATGATCAGGAAGAATAGACCAGATCCACGAAGGTCATCATAATTATCCAGACCAACCACACGCATGACATGACCACTTTTTAAAGTGATCGTGCATTCAGTTTCGTTGGGCTTTCCTGCGCGCCATGAAGGCGGAATAGCTTGTTTTAATCGTTTCCAGAAAACACGCTTAGCCTGTTTGAATGTGGGCGCTGCATACCAGATCTCATCCTCAACCGATACATTCCATTTTGCAGCCAGTCGTGCAGCTCGACGCATTTCGGCCTTAGCCAAAAAAGTTTTACCAAAACGTCGACCACATACAGCATCACGAAAACGCGCTTCTTTCTGCCAGCCCCATAAGTAGATATTGGCCTGTTTTGGTGTAAGTTGTACCGCGCCTTCTGGTGGCTCAAAGAATTGGCTCATGTGGAATTTCCTCATCAGGGTTCAGGCTGATTTTGTAATCTTCCTCAGGAGGTCGAGTTGCAGGAGGTCTTACTTCTTTTTGCAGTTTCTCAAGCTCTAAACGCTTAATCTCAATTTCAATCTGTTCTTTTTCAGATAAGCCACTTGGACCAGCACTTTTACCTGATTGAAGCAATCCTTGCGCCTGTTTAAGCACGTTCTGACGCATGACCTTGTTCTTTCCCCAATCGTCATACATCTTTTGAAGTTCTTTAAAGTGAAAGGCTTTGTTAGCAATCGGAATGTCTTCAATATTCTTTTTAAAATCTTCCCGGGTCCTGTAAAACAAGTCCTTTAATTTCTGACTCATTTTCTCGCCGGTCGGCTTGGTTGGATCGTAGTTTGCGCACTGCATTCTCTCGATCTCAACCCTGAAAGTAGTCTTTACAGCATCTGCAACTTGTTGAGGTGTTTCAAAACAAGCAAGACTTTGAACTATAAAGATTTTCATAGGTTCAGTGAGTTTTGCCATAACCACCCCTTTGTATAGCTACGTAAAGAATTCTCCTACGCAAGTTTCAATAAACACGTACCGCATGCATGAGCAATATTAGCCCGAGATATAGTTGGACCATCATTTGCAAGCTCTACCATTTTTTGGACATCTGGTGATGCACCGTAACGCTGGACTACACCGTGGAATTCTTCAACGTCGTGACCGCGTAAGAACAATCGAGGCTCACCCATTAAGTTGTATTCAAACTCACCATGCTTATCTTTCTTATGCCCAATGTGATAAAGCTCGTGTTCTACCAATGCGCAAAAATCCGTATCACTCATCACCTGACATACACGAGCATCCAATGTGATGATGTATTTAGGCACATCACCAAACCAGTCAATCAACTGAAGTTCTTGCCGGTCTTTACGCCAACCACCCACATTAATCATTACTCGTTCAGTCTGACCCAATACACGACGGTCTTTTGCTTCGCACTTAGTATAAGCCCAAAGGAATGAAATCTCAGGAGGCTGAAAGCTTAATAGGTGCTCATGATCTGGATTGTGGAGTTTGCCCCATGATTCAAGAAAGGTTTCTCGGATCCACACCCATAAATCATTGTTTGCAGGCTCGAAGTGAAGCAGACCACCGCTTTCAATAAATTCATCATCTTCAACATCTGTGTTTTGATTATCTTGGATTGGTGGATATGGTCTTTTCATAATCTTCAGCCATTAAAAAACCTCCCGGAGGAGGTTTACTTTAGTTCAGTGACTAATCTATTTTAGATACGTGGGAACTAATAACTTTCCAACCTATTCCCTTTTGGTTTTCTACCAAAATAGTGTCTTGCAACGAAGGTCCTGCATTTGAATCATCATTTGCAAATTTTCCGGACGTAATCTTAAACAAATTTGCCCCAAGCTGCTTAAATTCACTAATAAAGCGGTAGTTAATATGTTTATCTACGTCTTCACCAAATGGATACTCGCCTGTAACTACATATGGCCCATTTTCAGTCCACTTATTAACTCTTGTAAGTTGCGCATAATAAGTACCTGTACCCCCCATACAGTGCTGATCACCTGACCAAAGAACATAGAATTCATTAGAAAGGTAATTTTTTACTCCATTTTCAATAATGTACACATCTTTTGTGCTTGCTTGAATCTTCCCATCCTCATCTCTTTGAAAGGAGGTTCCACAAGCGATCGCATTTGCATAATTCTTTACAACCGCTAATGCTTGATTTTTTTCAACCAATTCAGAGGCAGCTTGCACCTGAAAAGAAAGCAATAGCCCTGCCAATAAAACCTTGAATTTCATAGCTCCCCACTATGTTGTTATTTTGCAGGATACCTATATCAGATTAACCTACATAACACCACTTCAAATCATCCGGCACAGTTAAATGCACACCTAATAAAAACCTCCCAAAGGAGGTTATGCTATGAGTTGCAATTGATCTGTAGTTTTCATCTCATCAATTAACTTAAGGACTTGCTTTGGTATTTTAGAGAAACACTCCGTACTTCCAAAAAATCTTATTTTTGGTGCATATGTGGAATGCAAACATATCTTATGAAGACGCTTCTCCATGTCCCAAACAAATCCCGCTTCACCTCTAAAAACTCTAACTATATCATATTTGTATGGCATAATTTTTTTACCGTAGAATCTTCTTTTTACATCCCTTTGAGTTATTCCAATTTTATAGAAAATCTCATCCTTATCATCAAAGCATTTGATCACATACAAATTACTCAACCCATTATGGTTTTGTTTTGCACTTGCTATGTGTCTACTTCTTTCATACCCACCCTTAATTAGGTTTGCACATTCAAAGCAACCCGCTGCTTTTGATACATGGTTATTTGCTGACTGAAGAAACCCACCATGCACACGACACACTATTGTTAGCTTTGCCTTGTTGTTTTTAATGTGATGCACGCGACTGTAATCATATCTATCGCCATGTACTTTTTTAGCATTTGCAATAAACTCAGCAACCGAATTTCTTCGGTTTTCCCCTGTCCTAGCATGGCCACACTTACTACAACCAACGCCTCTCATATGGTGGTTTGGTGTCACACTAAAATCACCATGCTTAAAGCAAACTATCTCTACTTTTATTGAGGAATTGATATAACGTACTTTGTTATACCCATATTTTCCACCATGCTTATTAATGCACCGAGCAATAAATTCTTCTTGAGTTAACTTGTTAGGCACTTCAAACACTCCATAGACCATGAAGCGCATGAAATAATTTGAATGCGCAAAAAAGCGCATGTATTATTGCGGTCAGTCATAGTCGTTCCGTTATAACGATTAGTGATTAGAAAGGCTTAGTTGTTTCCAGCAACTAGGCTTTTCGCTTATTTATTATACCAAAAAACTACTAAAATTTCTAATTTAACAAATATTTAAGGTCATCTGGACAAGTCAGTTTCACACCATCTTTCAAGCACCACATTTCAATATCAGTTAAGAATTCAGCCATCTGCTTTGTCGTGGCTTCCGTGATGCTCATTCGATTTGATACAAACTGTCTTAATGGCTCATAGCCTGAACTTCCTGACTTTTTCAAATCACGCATGACTCTAAATGTTTCTGGATACTCGCCCACATTGTCACGATTAAAAATGATCGACAGGTATTTGTATTTGAAGAATGCTGCCGATTCCTCTTTATCTAAACCGCGCTGCTTCCCATACTCAGTCATCCATAGCCAGTACAATCTGCGCTGAGCATCTGAAAGCTTATCTTCCTTCTGATCAATCACCACCCTTAACGGCCTACCCTCATTAATCGCTTGAGTGTAATTGGTATGCATGTAGTTAATGGCTTTAGTGATGTCGGCATGCGACTGGATAGGAAACACGGCCTTTTGCATTTCCTATCTCCCTATTTTAATTATTGCGCTTGATGCAGTTTTTCTTTCAGTAAATAACCTTCAAGCTCCCAAATCTTTTCACGTGCATTTTGTCGAGCAATCTTATTGCCAATTTCTTGATTGAAATTCTCTTTGCTTACACATGCCGACTTGCCATCAATGGTGAATCCGTTTTTCAGTGTTAATTGGCAAATAACCGTTCGACCATCAGGAAGGTTAGTATATGTTTCACCTGCAATAACACTATCAATGTGATCTGGTGTTAAGCGTGGTGCATTAAGGCCTTTGTCTTGGATTTCTTGTTCAATCTGTTTTTCGTTTGACATTTTCTTCTCACATAAAAAAAGAGCCATCTGGCTCAGTTAAAAAATCTCTTTATCTTCTATCACCAACATCCGATTCACTCTCACCAACCACTGATCAAACATTGCTTCACTCTCTGCCCGATTACCTAATTGAAAGGTATCGAACTGATGGTGGCAGGAATGGCATAGCGGAATAGTGAACTCATCACTGGCTTTAATCGATCTGCCCTTACCATGCTTTGCTGAATTTGAATGAGCAGCCTGGCTATTAGGATTACCGCACCGGATGCATGGCAGCTTTCTGATTGCTGCGAGTCTTTTTTGATTCCGCATTTAATTGTTCTTCTATGCCGTGGATCTGCTTGTTTACTTTGCGAAGTTCCGCACCACACATTTCTTTAAATGCATAGCTTGAATACAGATGGTTGTAATTCATTAAGCGGCTGCGGTTCTTTTCTAGAACTTCTAAATTCCGTTTTGCTTCTACGATGTCCATGATCACCACCAATAAGAAAAGAAAAACCCCTCAACATCTAGAATGCGAGGGGCTTTGTTTGCCGTAATATGTCCGGCGAATTTTAAGAATAAAAAAAGCCTGTTTAACTCTCTCTCCAATTAAACAGGCTTGACTTGCGCTACAACTTATTTCTTATTTGCAGGGCTACCATATTGTTTAAGTATTTCAATCTAATGACATGGCTATTTGTTTGAGTGATTGTTATTCAACTTCTTTCAAACAATTCCGACACACCTTGATTTCTTCATCATCAACCGTGTAGTCGATCTCAGTCACACCATGTAGACCAAATAAACAGAATATGAATTGGAGCATGTTTTTCTCCAGACAAAAAAATACCTCCTTTATGGGAAAAGGAGGCAGAAACTTGAAAAAGAAACTACAGCGATAGAATCTGGGCTGAATTATATACTTTAAAATATTATATACAAGACCATATTATTAACTTTTACTTTCAAATAAAAAACCTGCTTAGCTGGAGGGCTAAACAGGCCGTGGAGTATTACATTATACTTGTTGTAGCGTTCTAGGAATGAACACAAGATACCAGTTGCTCACCACAAATAAGTATAAGAAATATATGCAGAATGTTTTAACGTGTAACAATTAAGTTATATTTATCAATAAATTGATCATCATTTAGTCAAAAATATCACTTAATAATCAATCTTGTTTATCTGGCACGCCATGTAGAACTCGAACCCACAACCATTGGTATAGAAAACCTATGCTCTTTCCAGTTGAGCTAATGGCGCAAGGTGGCGGCATTAATTTAAAAACCACTAGAAATTAATGAAACCGCCATAATGCAAAAAGCCCACCATCTGGCGAGCTTTTAAATCAATCTAGTGCTTTAACGTACACTGTGATCACTATAACAGAAAATACCACATCCACATTTAAACGCAAGTTTTTTAATCAATTTAAGCGAAATCTTTTATCTCTACCGGCTAAATAGTATTTACCCGCATAAACCATGTTATTAATCGAACTTCTAGACAATGCAAATTCCCTGCCCATTTGGTCCAGTGACATACCTCGGATATTTTTCTCAAAAAATAAAGCTACAGCCACTTTTGCGGATTCACAAATATCATCAGCCTCTCTAACCTCGATAATAAACTTCCGGACCTGCTCAGCCTCAAAATCATTAATCTTGCAAATGATCTGATCCTTACGCGGTGCCACCCCTTTGTTATTTTCAAGAATAAGCCAGTAGATCTGATTAACCCCAAGCGAATCTGGCTGATGTCCTGACTTCATGCGTGAAATCTGAATGTATGCCCCATACTGCTTAAGCCAATCTTCAATACTAAAACGATCCCAGTTCATCACTTCCGCCTTAACCATCGCATTCATCCCTATTCCCTCTTAAACCCTAATTACTTCTAATGCCTGTTCCACACTCTCAACCACATAAACACGGCCTCGCCATGTCTGATGCCATACCACTTGGTCTGGTGTGAGCTTTCTATCTGATTTAGGTTTTGCCCCATCCTTCACTTCAATCAAGAAATTTAATCCCCGAATGCCTACCAGTAGATCTGGACAACCTTTGCCAGTTGAAGCAAGCGATTGAACACTTGCCCCAACCTGACGTAGCGCCTTTACAATTTCAGTTTGATTTGCATCAACCTTTGCGGCTCTACGCACTGTCACCTCGCAGGGCTTGTTTCATATATCTAGCGAAATCACTCAAACTATCAATGTCACCATCTTCATAAACATCGATCACGCGCTGAACCTCGCTTAACTTGTCCTTAAGCCCGCTCACTTCTTCCTGACGAGCATTCCAGCCTTTGGTGTGCCATTCCTGAGTGAGTGCGACAAATTCATCCTTAGAGCGCTGACGTTGTGAACTCCACCCCTGATAAGTCATCTGAACCGGCAGCACCCGATATACATCGCCATCCTTGTCAAATAGCTTGTCACCGTGAATGAATCGCATGTTTGTGTAGAAGTCTTGATCCTCAAACCACTTTTCAAAATCACTCACTTTTTAACCCCCTTGATCATTTCCAACTGCTTACCCACCTCGCTTAAATAACTTCGAGTAGTTCTTTCCAGGTGATTTTCAGAAATACAAAAGCGATTCATGACCACCTTAAAAAACTCATAAGCTTCCTGTGCGTACTTCAGTGTTTCCTCTAACTCAGCCTTGATTTGAGTAACATCTTCAGACTGGCCCGCTTGATACGCCTCATTGATTGCAAGCGCAACCTTGTGCTGAATGTCGTACTTGAGGTCAATTAACTTCTCACTCATGCTCAATCACCTTCGTATTCGGGCCAATGTGGTTCTTGATGTCCGTGCAATGGTCAGTTTCCTCATCGGACCACTGTTTTACATTCACATCAAAAGGTTCTGTTTTTTGTTCTGAGCAGTAAGTGCAGATAAGTTGACGTTTGGTGTCCCCAATTTTGGAAATATTTTCCCAATCATGGTCACATTCCTTTAATTCTGTTTTTTCGATCAAGTTCATGCTGAAACTCCTTTTAGGATTGGAAGAATCTCGATAAATTCAGCAACATTTTCCGCATCACCACCCGGATAACGAAAATCATCCTTTGATAACTCGCCATTTGACGCAGCAATCAGGTCGCGAATCGTGCCCTCAGTGAATTCAATAAACCATTCTGTTTCGCATACTGAATTACCGCGCTGCACATCAATTCCCATAAAAGGAATGCCTTTTTTATTGAGGGCGGATTTGATTTTTCTTGTGTTCATGCTGCTGCTCCTTGCTCACTACTTTCCACTTCAAGCATGGCCCACTGGATTTCTTCCCACTTCGCCAGTGAAAGCCCTGTCTCCATCTTCGATATTTCTGAAATATACTGTCTTGAGCAGTCGAGCTTCTCAGCCAGCGCCATACCTCTACCGCGTCTTTCTAATAACCACTCACGCAAAGCTTTATTTAGACTTTTCATCCCTGTGCTCCAAATAACTGTTTGGCTTTGGGTGTAAGGAAGTAGCGATATTCGTCATTACCACCTCCAACAAATCCAATAAGACCGACTTGCACCAAGGTTTTTAAGTAGCGCTGTACCGATCTAATCGTCATGTATGGCAGCGCTTGATCTTTGATTTCCTTGGTTGTGGCGATTGGTGTGTTTTTAATAACAAGTAAAACGTCAATGCCACGATTTAATGAGGCTGCCTTGTTATGCTGGTATGTTCTTTCGTTCACGCTGCACCTCCGTCATAACAGTCACATGGCATATCTGGAACAAAGTGATCCATAAATGCGTCCTGTTGTTGATGAATAGACTTCCAGGAAAAGTTACGCCCTAGACCAGCAATGTCTGTTAGATCCGCTTGTTCTTCCATTTTTAAGGCTTTGGCTAAAAGCTCTGGCTGGTACTTCTCAAGCCACTTAATTTCACTTGGGCGTGAATTTGGGCAGAAGTAGCAAGAAGATTTACCCGGTAAAACCAATCCAGCTTCTTTGATAGCCTCGATACATTCATCTCGCCCCATATCCCAATCAATCAACGGATAGATCCGAGTGAATTTATCTTCGTATTTCCGGCTTGCACGATGTGGCTCATCAGCGTCATACCCGATTAGCTTCACCAGTCGCCCCCCCTACAATCACACTGTTATTCACCAGCTTGTCCTGTGGTTGGATCTTGAATCGCTGGCTGCATGAATTACCCCTGCCATAAACCACACTTGGTAAAGCCTTGCGGTCAAAGCAATCTGCTTCTAAGGTGGTTTTAGCATCCCTCACTGTCTGAATCGCTGGATAGTCCTTAGAAACAAGCCATTTTGAAAAGTATTCAACGTACTCATAGGTGTGAGGTTTCTCAGCACCCGTGTCAGCAAACAAAATCATGTCGATACGAATGCCGCGCTTTACGCACTCGATCAGTAGCGCAGTTGAGTTGGTGCCACCGCCATAGCTACTGATTACAAAATCAGAAACCAAGGTTGGGATTTGGATGGCTTGAATTTTGGTAAATGCATTCACACCCCACCCCCTGCGCTTTGCCCTACAACCTGCAACTGCGTGTAATATTCCGGACTTAAATCACAGAAAGTGGCCCGACCTAAATCAGTTGCCAGGCGAACCGTTCCAGTTGATCCGTTACGTGCCTTACCAATGATGATTTCCGCTGTGCCTGCTTCTTTTGAATCCTTGTTGTAAACCTCGTCACGGTAGATAAACATGATGATGTCTGCATCTTGCTCAATAGCGCCTGACTCACGAATATCTGACATCACTGGGCGTTTGTTTGGTCGCTGTTCTAAAGATCGATTGAGCTGAGACAGAGCAATCACTGGACAACCAAAGTCCTTGGCAATCTTTTTAAGGCCCCATGAAATGTCACCAATCTCCTGCACCTTGTTTCCTGTTTTCTCAGGTGGGGTCATGATCTGAAGATAATCAACCACGATGGCATTCAACCGGCCACCGGTCTTTTGCTGAACCTTGCGAGCTTCACGGCGAATATCAGCCAGACTTGGAGATGCCTTGTCATTGATGAAGATCGGGCATTTTTTCAAAGTATCGACAGCGCGATAAATACAACCTGCGCCTTCCGAATCAAATTGAGCTGAACGGACCTGCTTCAATGGAATCTGACCAAGGCCCGAAATCATTCGCTCCATGATCTGCTCTTTCGACATCTCCCCAGACATGAACAACACCACTTCACCCTGATTTACAGCAAGGTCGAGCATGATGTTTTGGGCCAGTGTGGTTTTACCCATCGAAGGACGTGCGCCGATAATCACCAGATCAGTACGATCAATGCGGTCCAGTTTGTTATCCAGTTCAAGAAAACCTGTCTTTACCCCCGCTTTGACTTCAATACCGGCATGAATCTTTTGATGACGATCAATGATGTCAGTCAGTACGTCCACGGCAATTGCTTCGACGCTCAAAGTTGCTTGCTGGGTCGATGTGTTATCAAGACCAGAAACCAGTGACTGCACCTTTTCAATTGCGGTTTCACCGGTGTAAGTCAGCGTATCGTTGGCAATGGTGCTGATATGCTTGCTCAGGTCTGCAATCTTTCTGCGAGTAGATAAATCTTTTAGGGTTTTGATGTGCGTAGGAATGAGCCTAGGAAGCGATATGGCGCTCGATAGCTCCATGATGTACGTTTCATCAATCTGAGTGCTTTCTGTTGGATTTGAGCGAATCTGTTCCCAAACAACAACTGCATCATGCCCTTCGCCTTTTAGGTGCTGGCGTTTGATGTAATTGAAGATGACTTGGTGACGGCTGGCATAGAAATCACTTTCTTCTAGTTGCTCGATGTAGTCACCAGATCCAGCGAAATCCATGAACGAACATAAAACGGCTTGTTCGGTAGGAATCGAAAATAACTCAGTCATTGCTCATCCCCTTAAATTTCTTAGCCACACCTTTGAAAACTGGTGCTGCTGGTTGGTCAGGGGTTGGTGTTACCTGTGGATTCTCTAGCTGCTCGATCTCAGCATTGGTTTCAGCCCAATTCCATGCAGCCTTGAATGACTCCCAGCCACGTAGAACGATAATCTGGAATACACGTTCGTTTGAAAGCTTGGCTTCAATCGCTTGGTTGAAAATGATTTTTAGAGAACGGTCAGTGATGGTTTTACGTTTCTTGTTTTTCAGATCAATAAACTCTTGAGCTGTTTTTTCAGATACACCGTTTTCCATCATGAATTTTTTAGCAGAGAATTTTTTAGGTTGTTCAGGTGCGGATGCGCCTAAATTAATATCTGTAGTATTCTCTGTAGTATTCTCTGTTGTATTCTCTGTATTAGATTGCCCGATTTGAGCGTACAGCATGTCCGAATTGAGCGTACAGTCTGCACGATCTGCGCTTTCAGCATGTACGATTTGCGCATTCAGTATGTCCGAATTGCGCATATCAGGAATGGCAAGGGTTTCAGAGTATTCAACCAGTGCTTGATATAAATTTTCACGCTCTACACGGAAAAATACACGACGAGGAACACCCATTTTCTTCTCAGAAATAAAACCAAGATTTTTTAAGGTCTTGCGAGCTGTTTCCTGTTCTTTGCGTGTGAGTCCAGTTTCCATGGTCCACTCGCTTTGTGTTTTATAAATCCACCCGTCTGAATCCTTGGTGCGTGATGTCCAGTACACTAACTGGGAAAGCATGAGTGCACCATTGATACCGCACCCTAGAAAAACGTAATGCTTATTAAAAGCAATTGGTTGCTCATTCATGGCTTCTATCAATTTGATAATTGGAATCGCCTTGTTCATGCCTCACCTCGTGCAAATACAAATAATTCGTGACGGGCCTTGGCAACCAAACAAGCATTATCCAAGCTTGGGTTTTTAAGGTTGGCTTTAAGTGCTTTCTCCAAAAGCTGAATCTTTTGAATAAGCATTTTTTCTCTAAAATTTCGTGTTAAACTATTCATGTTCATTTCCCTCGTAGTTAATGAATAACCAAAAAGCCTGATCTCATCCATCAGGCTTTTTCTTTGCTTGAATCCCAGTGACTCCCTTCCGATCCCTCTCCAAAGCTGATGTCCGTAGACAGATCCCTTACTAAAGCTCCTAATCCCAAGCGCTCGAATGATTTTGCTTGTAAATTAAGTACATGCCACTCACCGACGATTTCCTTCTCTAGGAGATACGCCAGGTATTGAGCAAGGTCTTTACCCTTAATTTCGGCAAGTAGTTTTGCCCGCTCATGGATTTCAGGAGACAAGCGAACATGTGTAGATTTCTTTTCAAGACTCATAAATTCACCTATGCAACTTCTTTGCTGTGTTTGATTGGCTGCTTACCAGCAGCTAAATCTCGAATTTGGTATTCACGTGCTAATGGGATTTTGTTGTTAGGCCACTGGTAAACAGCAGAAGGTTCAATTCCTAGCAAGCCCGCTAGTTCAACGCCATTAACCCCAAGCAACTTGTATGCTTCTTGTTTGGTCATTGGTATTTACTCAATAAAGTAAGATTTCTTAGTATTTAATCAAAGAAAACTTATAAAAGCAATATGTAAGATTACTTATATGGAAAAAACAACTATTGGTCAGCGCATACGTGCGCTTAGACGTTCGAAAAAATTAACTCAAGTGCAATTAGCAAAGATTGCTGGAGTGAGTTCGCCCGCTGTAACTGAGTGGGAAAAAGATAGTTATTTGCCCAAAGCGGGATCATTAGAAGCAATGGCAAATCATTTTGGGGTAACGACTGAATACATACTGACTGGCAAAGGTGATCCTAGCGCCACGCAAAAAGAGCAGTCTAATGTGGTTCCTGTGGCACCACGCATGGCCCCTGTCTTGTCATGGGTTCAGGCAGGTACGATGACCAATGTCGAATCTGTTGACATGTCCCAGGTGGAAGAGTGGCTGCCAATTCCAGATGGTGATTGTGAAAAATGCTTTTACCTGAAAGTTCAAGGCTTGAGTAACTACCCAGAATTCCATGAAGGTGATTACATTCTTGTAGATCCGACTCTGCCATTTTGTGACATGAACTCAGGCGATATCGTTGTTGTTAGAAAGTTTGACGATGCGACTTTTAAGCGCCTGGTGATTGAGCCAGATGGCACTAAATATCTTCAGGCAATTAACCCGGAATTTAAACCAAATATTATTCCACTTGATGAAAATTGTGAATTTGTTGGTGAGGTGGTGGATTGTATTCGCTACGTTTATCGAGCCAAGAAAAAACCGCGTAAGAATTAAGAATAAAAGCCGCTATATGCGGCTTTGGTGTTTCATGAAAAAGATAATTAGAGCAATAAAAGCTTGGTGGAATGGAAAGGATACATTTCATAGGGAGAGATGTGGGTATGGTGATGCCTTGCCACTCTATACGCATAGCAAGCACTGGACATCTAACTTAGCTCACTGGATTGTTTCGCTATTCACCAACCCTGAAAGACGATCCACCTTTTTAGCTGTTCTGGGATTCACCACATTTCTGTTTATGCTCTTGAAGTATTTCACCAATACTGATGCCGATCAAAATACCACTAACCCACAACGCGATAATCGGGAACCAAATACTCAAATTCACACTAGCGCAGATCAAGGCAAGGGTTAACAACTGAACAAGAAACATAATAGCTAAATATTTTTTATTCATCCTAAAGATTACCTTTTAGCCCATCCCTGTGATGGGTTTCTTTTGTCTATTAAATCATAAAAAATAAGTTTTCTAAAAATAAAACTAACATTTCTTATATTTCTGCTTGACACTAAAACTAAGTTTTCTTATATTTATCTCACAAACAAAGAAAAGCCCCAGCGTGCTGCGAACCACCTGAGGCATGACCCACCCTACAGTGAGTGAAATTATTATGAATACAAAAGTTGATGAAGGCAAGTTGATTAGCGGGAAAGAAGCGCTGATCAAAGTAGCTGAAGGAATTGTTCAGTACAAATGCGATGAAGATCCCGTTGCGGATCGCTGGACCACTATCACTGATCATTTTTGGGATCAATATAACCTCGGTGTTTTCTTGAATGAGAATACAACTTGGAAATTCCGCCTAAAACCGCGCACAATCACGATTAATGGGACTGAGGTTCCCAAAAGTTCAGATACGTATTCTGGTGGTCTGATTTGGATTCTTTGCGGTACGGACACAAGAGAATACACGTCACTATCTTTGGATGAAAACGACGAGCTTCCAGCATATTTTTGGCGCACCGAAGAAGAAATCAAACAAGTTGTTGCAGCCCTTCGCCAAGTATTCGGAGGCAGCCATGACAACTAAATCCAATATTCTCAAGTCTGCATTCATTGCAGCATCAATCAGCGCGGGGATAGCGGTAGCTTACGCTTTCCAGCCGGCTAAAGTGGCTGATGATAATCCTCAAGTGGTTATCACCGCTCAAAAATATGAAGTGCTTAAACGTACTTGCAATGAAACCTGTGTCGCTACCGTCAAAGCTGATGAATACAGCATCTATGTCGAGTATGCCTTGGACGATGCCTCAGTCGAGTTTCTGGACATTCTGAACGTGGTGCATTTTGACAAGACGATTAATGCTTATGTTGATCGTTATGAAATTGAAAAGATTAATGCTGCGATTGCTGGGGGTGTGAAGTGAGTAATTTATCAACCAACGTTCTTTCTATTTTGAGTGCTTCTCGCATTGATGGGAATAAAGTTTTTCTGCCAGATGTTCAGCTGGATCGCAAGTCATATCAGGATGTTAATAAGGTTCTTGATGCTCTAGGTGGCAAGTGGAGCAAAAAGGAAAAGGCTCATATTTTTAATGACGACCCTACCGAGCAACTAGAAGAAGTAATCATGCTTGGTCGTGTTGAAAAAAAGAAAAATCCATTGAAGGAGTTGGGCTTCTTTCCAACCCCTGATGATTTGGCTCGCTATGTAGTGAATCAGGCCAACATTAATCACGATCATTTTGTATTGGAGCCATCAGCAGGATCAGGTCAATTATTAAAGGCCTTAAACACTACAGACAAAGATATTCATACTGTTTGTTATGAGATAAATCCTGATATGCAGGAAGGTTTGATTGAATTGGCTGATGAGGTCTTCATTGGCGACTTCTTGCTGGCAATCCCTGAGCCTAAATTTGATCGCGTAGTCATGAATCCGCCCTTCAATAAGTCTCGTGCTGATATCCATCATGTTTTACATGCGTTCAAGTTTCTTAAAGGTGGTGGTCGATTAGTCGCGATTATGCCTTCAAGTATCACGTTCAGAAACGACAAGTTGACGAATGAATTTAGAGACATGGTTCTTTCGTTTGGCCAGATTGAAGCATTGCCAGAAAACTCATTTAAAGAGTCAGGCACTTTGATTGATACCGTTTTGGTGACACTGAATAAGGAGCCTCAACCGTGAACACTTACGCTCAATTCTGCGGATGTGGTGCGGCAATGCGACCTATCCATCACATCGGCAACCAGTCCTTCTTCCTGTGCCGTGATGGTCATAGCACCAAAGTAACTGACTGCAAGGTAAATGAAGATTTTACCCGTGACTTGTACTTCTCAAACCTACCAAGCTTCAAAGTGGATTCTGATATTTCGATTGAAGATAACGTGCTGACTTTTGGTTTATATCGCCAGATTGGTGAAAACCTGTGGGCAACGGCTGATTGTTCAATGGCTGTGTTACCTCACACGATGACTGAAATGCGTAGCCAAAATGGTGATGCTCGATTTGCAGAGCCAGTGGACATTGATTCATGGCTGGTGGTGAAAGATACGCCTGTGACCTTGCTGGATGTTTGGAATTTTGATGCTGAGGAAGGTCAAACATTTACGCTGAGCGATGAGCAGATTAAGGCTGTGCAGCGTTATGTAGATGAACGTGCGGAACAACTATTTAAAGAGGTGGTTTGAGATGAATGCACCAGTAAAAACAGAAAATCAGGTTGCTGAGCATGACCCTAAGTCCATAAAGGCTTATGTGTCTGATGCAAAAATCCGCCAAAAATTTGAAGAAGTGCTTGGTAAAAAAACTCAAGGTTTCTTGGCATCGGTGATGCAGGTAGCAAACCAACCACAACTTAAAGGCGCAGTACCGGCAACCGTAATCAATGCAGCAATGATGGCAGCAACGCTTGATTTGCCAATCAATAACAACCTTGGTTTTGCTTACATCGTGCCGTACAAGCGCAAATTTAAAGATGCTCAAGGCAAGTGGTCTGAGTCTTTAGAAGCTCAATTCCAAATGGGATACAAAGGCTTTATTCAGTTGGCACAGCGTTCAGGTCAGTTTGCACGTATTGCAGCAACACCAGTATTTGAAGGTCAATTGATTTCAGCAAATCCCCTGCTTGGCTATGAGTTTGACTGGACAGTTCCAAATCAGGGTGAAGCTATTGGTTATGTGGCTTTCTTTAAGTTGCTGAATGGTTTTACTGCTGAGCTTTACATGAGCACTGCTGATGTGAAAAAGCATGCGGGCAAATACAGCCAGTCATTCAAATATGGTTCTGGTGTCTGGAAAGATAATTTTGAATCCATGGCTCTTAAGACTGTGACCAAGCTTCTGTTATCTAAACAGGCACCACTTTCAATTGAAATGCAGACAGCACAACTTGCGGATCAGGCAATTGTTCGTGATGTGGAAACCAATGATTTTGATTATATCGACCATAACGAGTCAGTGGGTGCAATCGAAACCAAAATGACAGTTCCAGATGCTGAGTTCCCTGTGCTTCTTGAGCAGATCAAAGGCGGTGCATTCGAGAAAGACTATGTGCTGAGCGAGTACGCGCTGACCGATGCACAACGTCAAGCTGTGGAGGTGCTGCCATGAAGTTATTCCGATGCTCCTCTTTGAGCAACTTGATTGGTACGCCAAAGCTTAAAAGCGAAACGCTTAGTGCTGATGCAAAATCAACAATCCGCAAGATTGTGAAAGAAGATCTTTATGGCTTCCGATCATTCACTGGCAACCAGTACACAGCTAAAGGAAATCTGCTTGAAGATGTGGCAATTGAAATGTCTGGAAAGATGCGATTTCGCAAGCTTACAAAACATGTTGGTCGGGTCAGTAATGACCTGATCACTGGTGAGTGTGATGTGCTGGATCCGGAACGCAAGCTGATCATTGACACCAAATGCACCTGGGATATTGGCACCCACCCATTCTTTGCAGATGAAGCAATGGAGAAGGTTAAAAAAGCAGGCTATGACGTTCAGATGCAAGCCTACATGTGGCTGTATGAATGCGAAGTTGCTGAGGTGGATTTCTGGTTATTCCCCACTCCACTGGAACTCACAAAGGATTGGGATGACCGGGAGCAACTGATCGACATGGTTGAGGCTATCGACATTCGTGATCGTCTGACCACTGTGACTATCGAGCGTGACGAGGCAATCATTCAGAAGATCAAAGACAAGATTCCACACTGTCAGGAGTATTACGCAAAGCTGATGGCTGAACGTAGCAAGGGAGTGAAAGCAGCATGAAAATTAAAGAAGGTGGTGGGATGGATTTATTACCTCACGAACTAATCATTGATAATTTTGCCGGTGGCGGTGGAACTAGTACTGGCCTAGAACAAGCTTTTGGTCGCTCAGTGGATGTTGCTATAAATCACGATCCTAAAGCCTTGGCTATGCATCGAATCAATCATCCTAGTACTAAACATTTCTGTGAAAGTGTTTGGGATATTGATCCAATCGAAGCAACTGGAAATCAACCGGTAGGTCTAGTTTGGTTGTCACCGGACTGCAAGCATTTTAGTAAAGCCAAGGGCGGTAAACCGGTTGAAAAGAAAATCCGTGGATTAGCTTGGGTGGCATTGCGTTGGGCTGCTAAAACTCGCCCTCGAGTAATCATGCTTGAGAATGTCGAAGAGTTTAAAACATGGGGAACATTGGGGTTAGATGGTCGACCATGTCCTAAAAATAAAGGTCGCACCTTTCAGAGCTTTGTTAATGCGCTTAAACGCCAAGGTTACACAGTAGATTGGCGCGAGTTACGTGCATGTGATTATGGCTCTCCAACGATTCGCAAGCGTTTCTTCCTGATTGCTCGACGTGATGGTCTGAAAATTCATTGGCCAGAATCAACACATGGGCATCCAGATTCTATCCAGGTAAGAAAAGGAACCCTGCAGCCATGGCGTACAGCTGCAGAATGTATTGACTGGTCTATAGAATGCCCGAGTATTTTCACTCGTAAGCGTCCATTGGCAAAAGCCACCATGGATCGTATCGCTGCTGGATTGGATAAGTTTGTGGTTAAAAATCCAAACCCATTTATTGTTGGCGAAATAGCTCCAGTACTTACTGAATGTGCAAATGCATCAAATAGAAGATCAATGCCGTCTAACGAACCTCTGCGCACTATTTGCGCTCAAACCAAAGGAGGACACCACGCATTAATATCAGCACATTTGGCAAAGAACTATACAGGAGTAATTGGTAGTTCAGTGATTGAGCCCGTACACACCATTACAGCGAAAGATCACAATTCTTTAGTTGTAAGTCATCTTTCCAAAATGAAGAAAAATTGCACTGGTCAAACTATTGATTCACCACTTCATGCAATGACTACAGTGAATCAATTTGCTGAAGTTCGCGCCTTTTTAACCGCCTTCTATGGCAGCGAAAAAGACGGAAATTCTATCGATACACCTTTACGCACCATCCCAACACGTGATCGTTTTGGCCTGGTGCAAATCCAAGGCCAAGACTATCAAATCTCTGATATTGGTTTTCGGATGCTGCAACCAGTTGAATTATTCAAAGCCCAAGGTTTCCCAGAAAACTATATTTTTGAGCGCGGGATTGATGAACATGGTGATGAGATCCGACTGACTAAAACCGAACAGACCCGAATGGTGGGTAATTCTGTTTGTCCGCAATTATCACGTGCTTTAGTTGAGGCGAACTTTAAACATGAAAATATTTACAAAGGGGCAGCTTAATGACTGAAATTCAATTAACCAACGTACAGTTCGCCCAGCTCCAGATCGACAACCTTGTGGCCAAAGACAAGCCATACAATGAAACATGGTCAGCCGGTGATGTTGGCTCATTCAATGCGATTTTAAACGCGGTGGATTATGACAATGAGTTCACGTATCACATGCGAGGTTGGTCACGTCAACGAGTTAAGTCTGGTACTGGTGGGATTATCACGGTAGATGAAAGTAATGCGGATAAGTTGTATCACCTGTTCACCTGCTATTTGAGTGAGTTGCCGAGTGGTGTGGTGAAGTCTTTGGGAGAAGTGTCGTGAAAGCGAATGAGTTTGTGAAGAAACATGGATGGGATTCATTGTTAATTGCAAAAACGCTGCCTAAGTTTAATCGCTATAAATATGTGATCTTTTATGCCGATGAGATAGATTTTTCTAACGAGTTTCATGCTGGGCGAAAAAGCTACATGTTTGATGTGGCAGAAGTTAAGCGCCTTGTCGAAAGTTATAAGGTGGTTGAACAATTTGGCGGGCTAGAGAAAGCAATGGATGCGGTAATCAATCAGGAGGCGAATGGTCGCCCTATGAATCAATTAGCTCAAGCCATCGCAGATGTAGAAAGTTGTATGGAGGTGTCCTAATGGAAGTTGGCTCAAGCCGATGGATGCCTGAGATTTTTGCAATGTTTGAAGAATTGAAATCTCAGAATCAATATCTGGTTGAGAAAGTCGAGCGCCTGGAAGAAATTGTAGACAAGAAACCTTTAACATTAAATACCGCTGAAGCAGCAAAAGTTTTGGGATATTCAGCGGAATATGTGAGAAAGCTTGATCGTGATGGTAAAATGCCAAAACGTGTGTCAAAAGATGGACAGCGCTCTCGATGGAATCGATCTGATATTGAAAAAATGGCTAAATCTAAGAAAACCGGAAGACCGAGAAGCAACTCTTAAAAGTAAGGGTTGCACCAAATATGCACCAAAGAGTTATAAGTTATTGATTTTATATAATGTATGGTGGGGATAGAGAGACTCGAACTCTCACGCCCAGAAGGCGCTGCGACCTGAACACAGTGCGTCTACCAATTCCGCCATATCCCCATGGCTGTGTATATTATAGTGATCAGACCTGATTCACAAGTAGTTCTGCAAAAAGCTAAATACTTTTATATCAAAAATTAAGCAGTTAATTCATTATTGAGCAAATAATGCTCTATTTAGACCAACATATAAAATTGATGAACACAATGGAACTGATCCATATGACATTTAAATTATTCAATATGCAGATTGCATGCAATACCATGAAATTTGCTAAAGTTCTGCCCTTGCATGATCATTCGCTGGAGAATTTAAATCCAGAACGCATTGATGTTCATCAACCATGA